TATGGAATGATGATAAAGTATGTGAATATTTAAAAATAGAGCAAAATATGTATGTTTAAATATACAACAAAAATATTTATAACTCCAACAATTTTTTTTAAGCAAAAATATTATATATGTTATACTAATATATAGCTATGCCTTTAAAAAAGGCACATTTAACAAGGAAAAAGGCAAAAGTGAAAGTAAATGCTAAAGCGAATATTAAAGCAAATGTTAAAGCCAGAGGAAAAGCAGACATACTTCCTTTTTTGCTTAAACAAAAATTAGCCACTCTTAGCAATAAACAAAAACAAGCTACATTAAAAAATATATTGTCATATTTACCTAGGCAAAGTGTTGAAGATGTTATAACACAAAACGAATTAGTGCTAAAAGAACTGGCAGAACAACCAAAACAACCATTTCAAATAACACCAATACCCGTTTATAATTATCCGTTTCAACAAACTGTGCCTAGAGGTTATGAATACAATTATCCATTAGTAAAAGTAATGGGGCCGCTTATAGAAACAGACTTAGTAGATAGCATATATAGTTTAAAAAAAGATGTTGAACTTGTAGACTACCCTAAGCACTTTTTACAAACATTATTTGCCAACTTTTTAAAAATTACTAAAAAACGAAGAACTAATGACTATATTTTGTCACGTATACCTGATTATGAACTACAACAAGTATTGACAACAAGCAAATTTTTTATAATAGATTTTGATTTTTTGAGTAATGCTTTAGAGCTAACTGGACAAAAATTAACAACTCGTGGAAGCTACAGTGGAACTTCTAACTATACTAAGGGCGTTGCAAGTGTTAATGCTAGCAAAACAAAAAAATTTAAATCGTTTAATGCGTTTATAACAAAAAAAATCAAAAATATTATTTTTGACCCTCTTATAAATGCGTATAAAGCATATTGGGCAATAAAGCACACTACAAAAATAATGATTACTTATTATAGCATTGTTAGTGCTCGTAAACATCGACCTGTCTTTTATAGGACTACATATGCTACTAACATTAGACATTTTCCTATTGAACACGACGAACCTAATTTAAAAGGAGAATTACAACGCTTTAGAGATGTATGGCATGATACTGAAGTAGGAAAGCAAAAATATAAAAATGAATTATGGGATTTTGCTGGATATTATGATGTACAACCCGAAGATAAACCGCTCTATACTCCCGAAGTAACAAATGTTCATGTATATGATGTATTAACCTACTATATTTTAGAATTAAACCGGTCACTTGAATATTTGGCCACTTACAGAATTAGTGTACTGCGCGAACTATTAGATGCCATAAATAGTGATTTGGCACATATAACTAACAAAATTAGAACTTTATATAGTGTCGATTTAATCCTAACTGTTGCTCCACAAAATACTGTGTTTGATCAGCATAGACCATATTTCAGAATTAGTATTCCTGATTTGCCATAAGTAGTAATAATCTAACTATTTTTTGTAAAAAAGTTTATTATAACATTGTTATAATAAATATTAAAAGTTATTAATGTCGTAAGCAGAGTCATCAATAGGTATTTCTGTTTTTGTAACTGGATAAGTTTCACTTATATCTTTATCACCAATTTCACTACTTGTTTCACTACTTGTTTCACTACTTGTTTCACTACTTGTTTCACCATCTGCTTGTATTATATCTTCTATTAAAGTAGCCAGGGCTTTTCCGTCATCAACATCATCTATTTTAATAGGCTCGGTTTTAACTTTAACTACTGAAAGTTTACTTTCAATAGTATTGGGGTTTAATATAACCGGTACTGAAGAATCTGATCTCAATTTCTTTTTAAAATACTTAAATTGTTCAGCAAAATACTTAAATAGTTTAGACTTTTTGGGCATGTCTTTCAAACTATTTAATGGATTTATCCATTTAGCTTTAGCTTCAGACTTAGGAAAATTAACTTCAATTTTTGACGTTACTATATATGCTATTTTTTTTGGCTTATGATCGTTCTCTATTAACTCACTTAATGAGTTGTTCAAAGTAGTAACAAAAGTGTTTTCATTACTTGGAATATCTGGTATATCATATAAAAGATTTTTAACTAAGGCTAAGCGTTCATGTTTTTGTTTTTTTCGCCATTGTCTAATAAATGTATAAAACTGCTTTGCTATGTGTGGGTTAAAAGTTATTGAATATACTGCACTTTTTACTATTAATTCTGTTAATAACTCAGGAATTAAGACAAAGAATTTATTTATAACAGCTATAAGAGGATTTATAATATGATATAACTGCTCTATATTAGGTGGTGTGCCTCCTGACTGGATGCCTGTTGACTTCCCTGGTTTACTCTTGATACTTTGATCATCTTCATATACTCTTACCCTGTCATCATCCCAGTCCTCGTCTGGTCGTGCCCTTGCTTTCTTACTTTTATAGACTTCCTCTGTCGCCCTCGCCGCCACCCTCTCTCTCCTTAATTTCTCAGCAAGCGAGTTCATAGTTGATGTCCTTACGGCATCCACCTTCGCCGCCGTCGCCGCAGCTGCAGCTGCATCCCTTGCCGCCTCCGCCTCAGCAGCATTCCTTGCCGCCTCCGCCTCAGCTGCATCCCTTGCCGCCTCAGCAGCATTCCTTGCCGCCTCCGCCTCGTCCTCGTCATCGTCCACGAGCCAATGCCGCCGTGGGCGCTCACGCTCGGCGCGGGCGATCGGGTCGTTAAACTCGGCCTCAGCTACCGCCGCCTCATCCGCCCAAACCACAGCCCACGATGCCTCATGAGCCGCAACTTCTTTCGTCACCCAATCCTTATCCTTGTTACTCATCCCATCCAATGCTACCTCCCTTACCATACTTGCCGTCTTCAACGTCTTTCGTGCTTGATATAGTGCTTGTTGTCTCCTCCGCATCTTATCACTATGGTCAGTAAGAAATATGCTGGACTTAATCTGCCTCGCAAATTTATCTTCATTCGCTTGCTCCTCTATCTCACTCTTTATATTCTCCCATGCCGTGTTCTCTACTGTCTCTGCATGCTTTTCCTCTTTTATCGCTGTGACCGCCACTCTCATTGCCGCGCCCTGCCCCGCTTTCTCCTCATTCGCAAGCATTGTCGCCACTTTTTTCTCTGACCATTCTCGCATAGTTTCCTTTTCATCTGGACTTAGTATTTTAGAACCGGCATTGGTATCGGCTTCTAACAACTTCTTCTCGGTTAGTAATTTAAAATATGCCTTATCCATTGCAGCATCATCTTGCTTGAACTTTCTCTTAAAATATATGACAATACATACTACTGCAATAATAAAAGCAGCAATCATAGCCCAAGCAATCGGTAGAGCTTCTCCTGGTCCAAAACCACCAGATTGCATTTTTCTGGTTCTTATTTTTGATTTTATTTTTGATTTTATTTTTGATTTTATTTTTTTACTAAATTTAGTTCTTATTATAGGTTTGCTTTTATATCTATGTCTATGTCTATAACTGTATTTATATGTTTTCTTATGGTTTCTTAGATTTTTTTTAGAAATATTATATGGCATATATATATATATATATTATTACATTCCTTTAAGAGTAAAAAATTACTAAATTTTTACTATTTTAAATTTCTTTATAAAAAAGTTTATTATAACATTATATATATAATATGGCATTAAGACAACCCCCTATTTTAATAAATCCTATAAATAGGGCAAAACCTAGGCCATCACGAGACCCACATTCAACATTACGTCATAGATACAACTATGGATTAATGTATAAAGACATATGGGAACCAGATTTATTTGGGCAAATTTATAGCGCTAAACAGCATATGGAATATGCCGACGCGTTAGATTTTATTAGAACCATTATGAGAGAGTTTGTTGAGCAAAGAGAAGATAGATCAAGAGACAGAATTATGGAAAGTATCCGAATAACTGCGTTTAAAACAGACTTGCTTGGTAACAATTTTTTTGTAATAGATTATGGTTTTTTAATGAATAAGTTTAGATTAAATAGAGACGGTGATTTGCCTAGAAAAGCATCTAAAATTCATGCCCTTATAAATGATGTGCTATTGCCTTCTTATAAAGCAGTAATATGTATTCAAGATGTTTTAAATATTATGATTAAAATATTATTATATGCTAGAAGTAGACTAGAAGCTACTATAGAGGAACCAGTAAGGTCTGTGTTAGATATTATAATAGATGAAGACTTAATAGAAGAAATAGCAAATGAAGACGACACACGCACATTTAATGAAGTATGGGAAAATGATGAGTGTGCTAAACATATTCCAGCTGATATTACTATTACTCCACTAATGGTAATAGAATATTACGTGCACAAATTAAATAAATTAATAGCCAAATTACATTACTATAAAATTAGCATAAATGAAACACTTATAACACCAACAAATCAAGGTTTAAAGTCTTTAAATAATAGTCTAAAATTAATATACAATTATGATCCAAAGTGGCTAATAGTTGTTGAAAACACAAAAAAAACGCGGTCCTATACGCTAAAGAAAAGTAAAAGTGGTTCAGCTAAACGCGAACGTTCAATATAAAAACTTAGTGCTAAAGGTTATCAACTAATATTATTTAAAAAGTATTTAAAGCCATTTAAATAATATATTAAACTATTTTATTAAAATATACATTACATTCTTTTGTATGAACTTTTGCACGCGGAACTACTCATGGCATCTTTGAACGACATGTTATTATCTTTGGCAAACTTTTTAACGTGGCCTATCCATTTGCCCGCCGTCCGTTTCTTTGAACCTCTTCTAGCTTTTCTGGAGCCTTTTCTGGAGCCTTTGCGGCTTCTGCGTCTTCTGCCACCATCCTGATTTTCCTCGGTTTTGCGTGATGTCATGAGTTCTAGCATTTTATATATAACCTAAATATTTTAAATTAAATTAAATTAAATTAAATTAAATTAAATTAAATTAAATTAAATTAAATTAAATTAAATTAAATTAAATTAAATTAAATTAAATTAAATTAAATTAAATTAATAATAGATTTAATTTACTAAATAAACTAAATAAACTAAATAAATAGCATAAACACTAATATCTCTAATCATCATTATTTATTGTACTAGCTTTGCTAGTTGAAGATGAGTCACAATCATTAATATAGTTGGTACAATTTGTTAAACAGTTATCCACTTTTTTTGCAACAGCTTTAAACTTATTAATTAGCAATGTTAGTTTTGCGACTATTATTGAATCACTTATGTATGTTATTTTCAAATTTTCTAAACCTTTTAACGCATTTATTAAAGCAGCATAAATAGTTTCGCATTCTTCGCTGTGGTCTCCGTTTATTAAAAATTCGGCTGTTTTTTCTATAGTCCCAGTCAAGTTTTCTAAATAAGTGATTGTGGTTTCTCTATTATAATTATAATAATATCGCGTGAACGCTGAAGTATATTTACAACTATCTACAGCCAATCGAGTTGACCCAATCAAAGTTATTACAGACAGTTTATCGTTTTCATTTAATTGTCTAATTACTTCTAAATCTAACAATACACTATCAATATTCATAATTATATAATAATTATAATTTACAATTATAAAAAAATTTATACTAAAACTTATTTGTAAAGTTTTAGTAGCACCATGGTTATAAAACACAGTTACTTTTATAACCATAATTCATAATGATTTAAATTGTAGTCTAGTAAAGCTATTTTTTGTGAATAATTAGAACGGCAATAAGTACTACAAAATGAATGATTATATCCTCTATATATATTTCTATATTTACTAATATTATTAGAGCAATACTTACAACTATATAATAGTAGTGGACTACTTGCTAAAGTAGTTGTAGCAGGTATAGTATTGCTATAATAACTAATAACAGACTCTATGGAACTATTAGAGCTATTAGAGCTATTAGAGCTAACTGGTGTAATACACATATTTGTAATATATAGTATTTTATAAAGTATATAAATTATAAAATATAATATGCACTATTCAATTTTTTTAGTGCTTTAATAGTTAGCACTATTTTGACACACTTTTACCTTTGTAGTTCAATATGTCATATATTTTGGAGGTAGTTGGAAATTCGTCTTCGCCATATATATCTTGTAATAATAACCATTCAAATAGTCCACCTATATACACATACAGGTTTGTAAAACCTAGTTTATAAAGCTGATTATATTTTTCAATTACTTTATTATCACTACAATTCTCTCCATATATTAAAATAATAATAGTTTTATTTTTCTTTAAATAGCTATTTAAAATCTCTTCTTCTTGTGATGCTGTTATTGTATTTTTGATTAAACAATCTTGCTTAGAATAGGCTAATGTATTAATTAACAATAGTTTATCGTTTTTAAAATTACAATAATTTTGAACGTATTCAAAGTTGACTTTATTTATACTGTAATTAACGCCCATAGTAACTAATTAATTAATAAAATATTAGTTTTATATTTTATTAATTTTAACATATTAATTTTAACATATTATAAAGAATTTGTTAGTTAATTAAATACTAACGTTGTGCTTATAAATTCTTTTTGTATAATTTTAGAAGCATTTGATGACAGCTCTTCGCGTTTTTTTCGTGTTTTATTTAAATTATTTATTACAGATGTGTCTGAAGCACTTGAGCTAGTTGAAGTATATGAGTCAGAGCTTTCAATTGATGTATTTGAATTAATAGATGTATTTTTTACTTTTGCCGAGCTATTTCTTAAATTCATATCATTTTCAATTGTGCTATAATTATTTTCAATATATTCTAATATTTTATTTTCAATAGTCCATTTAAAAAAATTAAGCTGTCCTAATGTGGTTTGTACGCACATAGTATCTTTATATGGAACATTTATTCTATCCCACCTACAAAAAGGATCAAATTTTTTCTTGCTATACGCTTTAAGCTTCAATTTATAATCATTATAAACTTTGAATCGTTCGTTGGTTTCCGTGTTCTCAATAACACAATAATTTTTTTTTGAATAGTTTGTTACAAACCAATCCACTATACGTAGAGAGATTTTAGAGGTGCCGTTAATAATACTTATCATTTTATCAAAATATTCAGTGTTTTTGTAAAATAGCAATAGCTTATTTAGCAATATATCATTTTGGGTATCAATATTTTGGACCATTTATTAGTAATAATCTAATACTATTTAAGTATTAATTTATTAAATTATTTTTTATAGTCTATTATATTAGTCTATTATATTAGTCTATTATATTAGTCTAATATAATAGTCTATTATATTATGAAATTGTTAATAATTGATAGTGCTAAAGGCGCACAAACTTTTATACATTCAATTAGAGCAATTAAACATTTAGATTTTAAATTGGTTAAGTTAGCCCTTTCTAATTTTTCTAAGGTTACTAAACAAATGTTGAGAGATTATACAATACAACTTTTAATTACTAATTTACAGTCACATCAAGCTTTTAAAAAGTATGACCTATGTATTATTATGTGTATTAGTGCGTCGTCTTCTATTTTTGATATATTAATTAAACATAATTTTATAATAGCTAATACATTAATTATTGAACCAATTATTCCAATGTGTTTATATATTAAAAAACATAAATATAAAACACTATTAATACTATCGTCATCACTAACACATAAAATAGGATGGATTAGCAAGCTCTTAAAAGGCCAATCATTTAATATAGCCTATGCTAGCTTAAATTTACTAGAAAATGAAATAACAAATAGTGTTAAAGTAATTGACGCACTGAGTAAGCTAATAACTTATAAAGCATTTATTGCTAAATGTGATGGAATTGTAATAGGATGTAGCAGTTATAGTTTAATTAAACCTATTATAGCACACAAACTTAAGTCAAGCTATAATTTTAATGGAGAGCTATTAGATTCTAGTGTTATTACATTTGATTATTATAGATCACTATTTAGTACTAATTAATGTTAGACAATGTTTGCATTATTATAGATGACTATTTAGTAATAATTAATGTTAAATAATGTTTGCATTATTTTATATTATATTATATTATATTATATATGTCATCAAACAGTTCACACAAAAAATCGCAGGGCAGAACGCGGGGCAGAACGCGGGGCAGAACGCGGAGCAGATCGCGGAGCAGGTCTTCAAGTAGTTCTTCAAGTAGATCTTCAAGTAGATCGTCACCTAGTTCGTCTATTATGTTACCAGAACCATTTTCTACCCGTATGTTTAATTATAAAAACAGAAGACTGACTCTGAAAAAGAATAGAGGAGAAGTATGTAAAGCTCCAGATTTTAAGGTAAATGATGATGACGATGGTTATAGTTTATATTCAGATGGTTCAATTTATATTAAAGACAACCTAGTATATGGAAATATTATAGATAGTACAGGTACAGTGCTTTATAGTCTTCCTCAACCAACTGGTCCATATTCAAAAACATCAGACCACAAATTTATAATGGTACAATTAAATCTTGATGGCCTTGGTGGACCTTTTAAAATAGGTAGTGCTAATACAAGTTGGGTAGCTGATGTAGGTCCAGAAATACCAATTGGCAGTGAAGCTTTCTTATTGAAAAGACAAGCAGGTCCCGATAGAAGGGAGTATTTTAAAAATTCAATAGCAACAATAGTCCACCATTTTATTGAAAAACGCATGGATGCCTTTTTTATTCAAGAAACAAATGATAACCCTCGTGTTTCAACAAGTGATAAAACAAAAGTAACATTGAATTCAGATGGTAATTTTGAAGGGGGGTACCAATCAATCATTGAATCTCTTGCTGTTGCGGCTGCGGCTGATGCAGCTGCATCAGCCACTGCTGCCGCGGTCGCTGCCGTTGCTGGTTCTACAATTAATGCTCCTGCTCTCATCGCTGCTGCTGCTGCTGCTAACGCAAATAACACTACATTTATTGAAGAAGAAAGAAATATTCCAATAGGAACTGATGGGTCATATTATTCAAGAGGCACATTTGGAGACTATAGCTATGTGGCTTTTTCTGTTAGAGGCAATTATAACACTTACCCAACAGTTCTAACAATATGGAACCATAATAGATTAGGGAAATTTGTTGCCTGTTACGGTGAAGATATGGGAAAATTGTTTAGAGGAGTATACGGCACTATTGAGCCAAAGAATTATGGGCGCCCTATTTTATGTGTTCATACAGAACATGGGGTAAATTTAGTTAATATACAAGCCCCTAATGAACCAAACCTGGTAAAATCAAACCTATATATTGCTATAAAAATGTTCTTGAGTGAAGCACAAATAAAAATAGAAGTGAAGGCGAGATCAAAAAAAATAAAAGTTATATGGAATCCAAAACTAATAGTTTTAGGAGGCGACTTTAATGATGCAAAAAAAAGTATAAGACAAATAACAATTAATGATTATCAGGGTAAATCACAAGCTTGTCTACATTATATCGGTGAAGCTCCATTAACTTGTTGCGCTGAAACTCGTTATAATACATTAAATAATTATCCCTTGGGGGGTGATTATATTTTAGCTAATAATCCTAGAACTCCTATAACTATATTATATGAATATTTTCGTTATTAGGGTTAGGGACTAAATAACTCTATTATATTCTATTATTTTCTAATATTTTCTATTATTTTATTTTATATATATATAAATATGAGTAAAAGTTTTTGTAGAAAAACACGCCATCGTTGCTATTCTGATAAAAGATGTTATAGAAAATCATCGTGGAAAAGAACAAATAAAATCAAAAGATGTAGAACAGGAACAAGAAAATGTAGAGACAATAAATGTCATATAAAAATCAAATATGCTCAAAATTATTAAGTCAAACTTTTATATAATATTTAGTAAATTAATATAAAAACTAATTATTATATTTTAATGATGGACGAAACTCTATATAAAGGGCGCATTGTTGCTTTAGCTACTAACCTAATTGCGCATAGCTATGTTTATGTAACTATTAATAAACAGTCAAATAAAGTTGTATTATATATTAAAAATAATGAAAATTATAACGACTTAAATGATGATGATAAATATAATGTAATGCTTTATTTAGAGCGCTACTATGTTAATTTGTATACGCATTAAACATAATAAGCCTCTCGTCCACGTTCGCGTGCTCTATATGCCATTCTTTCATCATCCCATCCGGGTTTTGGTCTAAGCAATTCAGCATAGTTAACTCTTGTACGAGGGATAAATCTTGGGCGTGGACTTTCGTTTTGTAGTTGTTGTAACGCGTATTGGTTACTCATAATAGCTCGTTCAGTATAATCTCTTTCCAAATATAATGCTAAAAGTGTTGGGTCTATGGTTGGTCTAGCACCACTACGAGTTCGTCGCGACGGACCGTTGATTCCTGACATTTCTAAACGTTTTATTTCTGCTTTTTGTTCGGCTAAAATTCTTCTATTTAAGGCAAGTGCGTTAGTTAGGCGATTTTTATATTCTGTTTTTGCCGAAGGTATATGCGACATTATTTGTGATACAACTGATGGCTCTCCTGGATCAGCAAATTCTTGTCCGTATGTTCTTAAATGGACGTCATTTAATATTTTACCAAGATAATTAGCTACTACTTTTTTCATACCCTTAGCTTTCATCTTTCTAGATTGTTGTTTTCTTCTTAAATGCTTTTTAACTCCTTTTGTTTTTGCCATAGTTGTATATATATTATTATTATTATTATTTAAAAAAAATAATAATAATTTAATATTATTTACAATTAGACTTTACAATTAGACTTTACAATTAGACTTTACAATTTACACATTATAAAACCAATCACTAAAATAAAATTTATCATAAGGAGTTGACCCATTAGTAATCAAATTGGTTGTATTATAGCATCTATCATAGTCATTAGAACCACCATCAACACTATAAAACAATAAATGACTTGTTAAATCACAACTTAAGAGGTCAATATACCCCATTCCTCCATATTTATAACCAATAGTGAACACTTTAGTTTGTCCTTGGTTACATAAATTTTTATATCTTGCTAATGCTTCTTCAACGCTCATAATAGTCCATGGTCCATAATAGATTTCCTTTTTTTGGTTGCCTAACAACTCATATAACAATTTAATGTTGTGGTTCAACCCTTCTGGAAGTTGTACATTAATAAATAATTTATTGTATTGTTGAAAAGGTTGCGCACTTTCATCATTTCTAAAAAACGGCTCGTTTGATGATACATAATCATTTGATGAAATTGACGCGGTTTTTAAGCGCTCAAGTAGTTTGTTAATAAGTGCTGTTTTTTTAGCAATAGTATTTGTAACACTAATATTATTAGTATTGGAGGTCATGGTTATATAAAGAGTTATATTCTATTAAAGCTAGTCAATTTTTTTTATAACGTTCATTTGTTTTGAGAACTTAAACTTTGTACTATTTTTTCGGCGTCGTTGTAAATTACACTTTAAACAACATATAATAGTATTTGAATTGCTATGTTCATCATAATTATTTAGCCTATCTAAAGTCCATTGACTTTCTTCTCTCACATTTTTAAATAAAATATGTGTATTAGCATTACAATAATAGCACTTCATAGAACAAGATACTAACTTTTCAATAATATTTTCTAATGTAATAAAATTATTAATATCGTGATAATGTTTTTTTATATCTTGTTGCTTATATGAAGATAGCTTTTTTTTTAATGCTTGTAAAAAATGTTGCTTCTCATAATTTAAATTAATATTTTGACCTTGACCATTACATAGTTCCTCATATAGCGCATTAATAGAAGCTAATTGTTTATCATAATTGTCATAATAGGTTAATATATTAATACTTTGTTCTTGTAGTTCTATATAAGATTTTTTAGTTTCCTTTATAACATTGTTATAAAGTGACTTAACATTATTACTAACATCATACGAATTTTTGTAGTCATTATATTTTATACAATTATTTAATAGTATATGTTTATTCATAAATTTACAATAATAATTTACAATAATATATTATTAATATATAAAATTAAAACGTTAAACTTATTATAATAATGAGTTTTCAAAATGGAGAACAGCTATTGCAAGATTTGAGTGCTACTAGTTTAAATTTAAATTTAAACTTAAATGAACATGTTATTGAAAAATCAGCTAACGGGGACCAAGGCAATAAAAAAGATAAATCTAATAATTGTAAAGAGCTGCAAAATATTGCTTATAAAACAAAGCGATTTAATGGAACCGAAATTGTTCCGCTTATAGTAAATACAAATAATAGCACATTATCAAATTTTTTAAACAATGAAACAATCGCAAATGAAAAGGAGAACTGGTGTAAATTAGACAAAACGCAAAAAGTGAAAAAGTTAGTAAATTATGTTGAACATTTAGAAAATAAATATACTTTATCAGGCGAAGAAAGTAATAAATGTAAAAGTTATTTGATTAAATGTTTAGAGCGCAAAGCATTAAGTAAGGCAAAAGATGTAAACTATGATAAAATAGGTGGCACAATATTAGATATACCCCATTTATTATTTGATATAAATGCGCGCTCATTTTTATTAAGAAAAGATGACAAACATGTTTCCACTGTAAAAAGCTTACCGTTAGACAAAAAATTAAAGGTTAAAACAATAAAAATACATGAAAACGGGGCTTAAATAAATTATTTAAATTAAAATATAACTATTTAAATTATCTAAATTAGTATTTAAACAATTTAAATAGTTATAAAATTGAATATTAAATACATTATACTAATTATTTATAAGAACTAAATATTAAATAGTAAATAGTTATGACATCAAAATATATTCTCTTTACTAACTACTTAATCACTAAATATAATATAGGATCACTTATTGATTTAGTAGATCCATTAATTTGTGCTAATTATCAAGACCTATTAGTAAATATTAGCGACACTATGCTAGAATTTATTAATACTAATTTAATGCAACTTATATATAATGATTTATATGATGAAGTACAGGAAACAACATATAATATATATTATATACAATTTATAGAACAGCCTAATGCTCGTAGACTATTTAATATTAATGAAATTGTTGCAAAAGATTTGCTATATAATAGTATTAAAATATGCCAAAAGCTAGTATTTAAATTTTATATACCTCGTCGTTCATATACTAATACACATATTATTAAAGATTCTTGTAATCAATCAATAAACTTAACAATTAACTTTAATAAAATTAAACTACAACTTAACTATTTGAAGAATATTGTGCAAGCAGAACAACGAAGCGATGACTGGTATATTTTTAGACGTTCTACATTAACAGCTTCTAATATATATAAAATATTTCAAAGTGACTATAGTCAATCACAGTTGATTATTGAAAAATCAGAACCAATTGATGTTAATAAATTTAAGGTAACAAACTTAAGTTCGCCATTACATTGGGGACAAAAATATGAGCCTGTTTCGCTATTATATTATGAACATATTAATAATACAAAAGTAAGTCAATTTGGTTGTATTCCACACGCTAAATATAGCTATATTGCGGCGTCTCCTGATGGTATAATATGTGATGAGTCGAGTGAATTATATGGACGAATGATTGAAATTAAAAATGTTGTATCGCGAGAAATAAACTCTATTCCAAAAATGGAATATTGGATTCAAATGCAATTACAAATGGAAGTATGTAATTTGAATGAATGTGATTTTTTAGAAACAAAATTTACTGAATATTTAAGTGAAGAAGAATATTTAGAAGATGTGTCGTCTAATTGTTATCGTGGTTTTATTATGCAGTTTTATGATAATGGTGAAGTATATTATGAGTATCCACCATTTACATTAAATGCTATACATAGCAATGAATATGTAAGTTGGACTAATGCACAACTTATTAACAATAGTTCTAAAAACTATGTTTCCAATATATATTGGAAATTAGAGGTGGTAAGCTGTATTTTAGTATTGCGCAATAATTTATGGTTTAAAAATGCGTTGCCTTATATAGAAATATTTTGGAATAATTTGGTTGTGGAGCGCGATTCGGGTGCATATAAAGAACGATTAAGTGCAAAGCAAAAGTTAAAGCGTGAACATGACAAAATAGTTAGTGATTTTCCGTCTAGTGGATGCTTACTAAAATGATTTGTTTAGCTTGTTTAGCTTGACAAAAAATTTAAATATATATTATTTTTATTTAAAATTAAATTAACTAACTTAATTAAGACATTATGAAACATAATAATAAAATTTCAGACTTTGATATGCGTGTAATTAAGCGTAATGGAAAAAAAGAAGCTATTTCATTTGACAAAATATTAAAACGCATTAGGTCGCTAGGAAAAACTTTTAATTTACAAAATATTTTATATGCTCAATTAGCGATGAAAGTTATTGATCAGCTATATGATAATATTCAAACTTCTAAAATTGATGAATTAACAGCCGAACAATGTGCGTCGATGTCGTCGCTTCATCTTGATTATGGGAAATTAGCAAGCGCAATTGTAGTATCAAATTTACATAAAAATACTAAATCTTGTTATTACGAAACAGTAAAAACATTATATGACTATATTGATGTAAATAACAACAGTTTTAGACTAATAGCTACTAATATAATGACATTAGTAGAAACACATAAAGACCTTATTAATTCTATGCTTAATTATGACCGCGACCATTTTTTTGACTATTTTGGGTTTAAGACTTTGGAGCGGGCATATTTAATGCGGTGTAACAAAGTAATTGTTGAAAGACCACAACATATGTTTATGCGGACAGCATTAACAATTCATGGTTCAAATATGGATAAAGTTAAAGAAACATATGATTATATGTCGCAAAAATATTTTATTCATGCTACACCAACGCTTTTTAATGCCGGAACACCGCGACCGCAACTAAGTTCGTGTTTTTTATTAGCAATTGAAGACGATTCAATTGATGGCATTTTTAATACGCTAAAAGAATGCGCGCAAATTTCAAAATGGTCTGGTGGTATTGGACTACACGTCCATAATATTCGCGCAAATAGTTCATATATTAGAGGAACAAACGGAACATCAAATGGGCTAATTCCTATGTTAGGTGTATTTAACAAAACCGCACGCTATGTAGATCAGGGCGGAAAACGAAATGGCAGTTTTGCGATTTACTTAGAGCCGCATCATCCAGATATTGAAGCTTTTTTGGAGTTAAAGAAAAATCACGGAGAAGAAGAAAGCAAGTGTCGCGACCTTTTTTATGGATTATGGATTAGCGACCTTTTTATGGAACGAGTGATGGGTGATAAAATGTGGAGCTTATTTTGCCCCGATAAGTGTCCTGGTTTATGTGATTGTTATGGCGATGATTATAATCAGTTATACATAAAATATGAGAATGAACAGCGTTATAATAAACAGATTATGGCGCGCGACTTATGGATTAAAATTTTAGATTCACAAATGGAAACTGGAACACCATATATTTGTTATAAAGACGCGGCAAATAAAAAGTCAAACCAGCAAAATCTTGGAACAATTAAGAGCTCAAATTTATGTACCGAAATTATTGAATATTCTGACTCAAACGAAACCGCCGTGTGTAATTTGGGGTCGTTAGGACTACCTATGTTTGTTAATAGTGACAAAACATTTGATTATGACAAACTATATCATGTAGTGCAAGTATTAGTACATAACTTAAATAATGTTATTGATATTAACTATTATCCAACACCAAAAACGCTGCGTTCAAATTTTAAACATCGACCTATTGGGATTGGAATTCAGGGCTTAGCGGATGTGTTTTTTAAAATGGACTTAGCATTTACATCAGATAAAGCAAAAGAAGTTAACATTAAAATATTTGAAACAATTTATTATGCCTCATTAGAAAAGAGTATGACACTTTCGAAAGAACGCTACGATTCAATGTTAAAGTTACATGGCTATTATAAAGCTGGAGACTGGTCTTTTAGCACAGATTGTGAAGAGTGCCGGGATTATAAAATTAATAATAGTGTAGATGCTAGTATTATTTTAGAATTGCTTAATTTATGTTGTCCTATTAAAGCTGAATTAACTAAATTGGGAATGGGAAGCGCTAACAATCAAAGTTTAGATAAAAAATATTTAGGCGCATATAGTTCTTTTGTTGGTTCTCCAATAAGCAACGGACAATTTCAATTTGATTTATGGAATGTGAAACCAATAGAAGGGCGTTACGATTGGACTACATTAAAAAATAGTATTATGGAATATGGAACACGAAATAGTTTATTAGTTGCGCCTATGCCAACAGCAAGCACGAGCCAAATTTTAGGAAATAATGAGTGTTTTGAGCCGATTACGAGTAATATATATAGTAGAAAAACGCTGGCTGGTGATTTTATATTAGTAAATAAATATTTGGTGGAAGATTTATTAAAACTTGGCTTGTGGAATGAGGAATTAAAAAACACTATTATTGCTAATAAAGGCTCTGTTAGCCATATTAAAGTGTTGTCGCAAGAGTTAAAAGACAAATATAAAACTGTATGGGAAATGCCTATGAAAGAAATCATTAATATGGCTCGTGATAGAGGAGTGTATATTTGTCAATCTCAAAGTTTAAACTTATGGATTGAAGACCCTGATTCTAAAATACTTACAAATATGCATTTTTATAGTTGGAAAGCGGGATTAAAAACTGGAATTTATTATTTGCGCCGAAAAGCAAAACATCAAGCTCAACAATTTACGATTGAACCAGAAAGTAAAAAGGGGGCGCTAAGTGATGATAAAGAAAAAGATGGAGAAAAAGAATGTGAACTAAAATCAAAGACAGAAGAGTGTTTAATGTGTAGTGGATAATAAAATTAACATTTTATACAGATAAATATATTATATATTATATTATATTATATATAATATAATATAATATAATATGGCAACATTAGATTCAAAAGATGATGCAACTGGAGTATCTGGAGTATCTGGAGTATCTGGAGTCTCGGGAGTATCTGGAGTATCTGGAGCTTTAGCTAGTAAGGACCTAGTAGTTACATTAGATTACACTAGTAAAACATTAGACTCGACACAGGAACCACCGCCATTTAGTAGCATTATGTATACCATGTTTACCAAAAACAAGCCTGCCATAACAAAAGCGCAATATTCTATAAAAAGTATTAAAGATCTTGAACAGTTTCTTATTGATAATACAAATAGCGTTCAAGCCTTTACATCTACAAATCCTGATGGTACTACTAATGGGTTTGATGAAGCGGCCTTGCGAAAGCTGATTTTTACAGGAATAGGAACACAAATAGGTATTTTCATTGGCCAAATAATGGCAAAGCTTAAAGCCAATATTACTTCTATTGCTAAAGCTGATAAGCCTGCTAAAGCTGCTAAAAGTGCTAAAAATGAAGGACTTGGTGCTGCTGATGATGCTCAGACTGCCAAAGATAAGTTTGCTGGTTTACCAAATTTTGACTATAATAACGATGAACATATTGCTATTGCAAAAAAAATAGATGCTAGTGTTGAATTAAAATATACTGATACCCTAACTAAAACAGGTGTAGAGAGAACCGTAACTGTTAAACTTTCAGAGTTATGTGATAATATAAAAAAGTGTAAAACTACATTAGAAAGTGTCTTTAACCCTCAAGTCGAATTAATTCAATCACAGTCTCAATTTATAAAGTGTTTTTTGGGAAATATTCTAGAACACAAAGTTATGAATGTTCCAAATGCCAGAGCATTATTTGAAACACTTACTCCAACAGAGCAATGTAATATTAGTGAACTCATTAAGAATAATTTAAAAAAAAATGGTAGTACTTGGGAAAGATTGAATGAATACCCTTGCTTAAAAAAAGATGAGTATAGTTGGAAAAAATATTGTTATATATGTAATAGCTTTGTTGAGGATGTTAAGAACCAAACTCCTTCACTGCACTGTGAACATGTATTATATGTTGTACAAGCTTGTTCTGTTGATTGTTTAATACAAAAATATAATAAAGAAGAGCTTATTAGAATTTCTCAAAAGGAGCCTGATTTGCTTACTGATACAGAATGGTTATCACTAATATCACATATATTATCATATTTAGGAGCAGACCAATGTTGTAATATACTTAAAACTGATACACCATTCATAGATATAGTCGATATGTTCGGTACACCTCGGCAAGCGAAGTATAGTGCTAATGCCGTAGTATCTGAGAAAAACATTAAAGAAGTTTTAGACAAAATTCGTAGTAATGCAACGAAGACCGATAGTAGCTTAGATTGTCATAATTTACAAGTTAATAAGAATCCTAATACCACGTCAAATTGTAATAAGGCACCTAGCACCGTATGGCAGCATCCTAAATTTTGGAAAACCTCAGATATAGACGCACATTTTAATAGAATAGCAACAGACTGGTTACAGCCTTTGTGTGATGTTTTGAATTCTAAATTTGAGCGTAAACCAGGCATACCAGATAATACATATTATAGCACACAGGGACTTACACGACTGTTTATGAAAATGCTTCTTATTATAGGCTTAGAGGTATCTTTACCTCAAGTTATTTGTTGTTTATTAGCTGGTGGCGGAATAAGAGTACCAGCAAGGCTATCAACAAAATATGCTAGTACTGAGATAGATACTTTGCTAACCAAAACCTGTGATAATACACCTGAAGCATATACAGAAGACAAGGTTATAGATATTTATATAGAGGACGCTTTTGGTGAACTACAAAATGTAAGCTTATTAATCACAAGAACACAACAATATTTAATGGATCTTGGAAAAACAGTTAGAGTATCAAGTAGAGTATCAAGTAGAGTAGGAAGTAAAAACAATACACCCACTGCCTCTCCTGTGCTCCAGTCCGCACCGGCAGCACCACCGCCCTCGTTGCAGCTCTCATCGCAGGCACCGCAGCAAGCACTGCAAGCACCGCAAGCACCGCCGCTGGGAGCGCTGCTCCCGAGGCTGCCGCTGGCGAAGCTGTCGTTACAAACCTTAATGTATGAATTAACTGAGGAAAATGATAGGACGAAGTTTACACTTGCAATACATAAGCAATGTTTTAATATTACTGTAAATATTAGTAGCAATGTATTCGATAATGAAAACACCCAATACCATAGCACAAATTTGAGCACCGCACGAGGCGGGTTCAAAACAATAGGATCGGGATTGGGAATGTCCCCTATGAGAGGCAAACTACGCTATTATTTACAGAATCTTGCAACTATGCTTTATGGTCTAAGACGTTACATTCCTAAAACACTAAAAACAAGTGAAGGTAAAATCAAAACCTCGATTGGTTATGGTTTTATAAGTGAAATAACAGCATTTATAACTTTATGTAAGAGCTATATTGCAGTTGAATTTATGTATATATTAACATATAATTTATATCATCAAAAAATAAGTCTTACTGAACAAAACTCCGAAACCGATAAAACTAATGCAGTTGCAATACTACAAAGTTGTATTTCTAACTATAATAAAAAGTATATAGCATTTATAATTGAATGGTTTTTTTATTCATCTATTTATATAATAGATAGATTTGATATAAACCTTTTGACTGGATATGAGGCAGAGGAAGAAGAAGAAACAAGCGAACGTGAAAGTTCTATATCAGCAACATTAGGAGACGTGTATCTTGGTGTTTATAAATTTTTACAAATAAACTATAAGCAAGAGTTGACAAAGGCTCTAGAGATTATTGAAATAGGAATACAACAAATTAGTGATTCTAATATTGCCAGTATTGTGGTCGATGCGTCAAGCAAATTTGAACTACATATTGAAACACTATGTAGAAATGATGAGTTTATCAATTTAATACGTGTAAAAGAATATGTAGGCATAAAAAACGTAAGGGCACAAACCTTATTATGGGTTGATAAGTTACCAGTTCCTGTTCCTGCTAATTCTGATGAAATAGCACCAGTTCCTGTTCCTGCTAATTCTGATGAAACAGCACCAGTTCCTGTTGATTTTGCCGATACAGCACCTAGTGGGGTTGGGGGAGGTATAGTAAGAGCAAAGTCTTCAAGACGTAGTATTACAACTCTAAAACACACTATGAAAGGTATAGCAAGGGCAAAGTCTTCAAGGCGTAGTAATAGTATAAATCGAACTAAGACAACTGGAAAACGCTATGGGAGAACGAGAACAATAAAGGCTGCAGATCCCAAATACAGAGTTAATTATAATCCAAATCGTATTAAATATATAGTTCATAATATAGTTCATAAAATTGAAGACTTAGAAAATGCAGTATATAATTTCAGAGCTTATGATATTGGTTATGATATTATTAATGATGGACTTATTACGTTAATTTATAGGAATAAATATAAGGAACAACAAAACCATTTAGCTCGGATACAAAAGGTAAAAGCCTTTATAAATATTAATAAAGCAGCGCGGGCAGAATATGCGTTAACTAACTTGCTTGGGTATACTAAAGTAGAGGCAAAAAGTAGGGTTCAAGCTATTTTACATCATGATAACAGAGCAGTTTATGTTAATGAAATACTAACCAAAATAGGAGAAAAATTAACTACTAATATTTACAAAAAAATAGAACCAAATCGTAAAAAACCATTGTTAACACTTACACATCCAATACTCAAAACTGCTTTATCCAGTCCTGAACAAATAGGCACAAAAAGGCCTAGGCCAACAACTAAAAGAGCGCCTTTAATTGTTATTCCTACTAACAAATCTTATAAACGAGAACGAGACGCAAAATACAAGAATAAAAGTTTTATGTCTAGATTACTTGGACCAAAGAGACCAAAGAATTCAGTTGCCGTATTAGTATCATCACCAATAACAGCTTCAAAAAAACGTGCTGCCTCTAGACGTTTTGATACAAGTCCAATAACACGTTCAAGAAAACGTTCAAGACTAAGTTTAAGGTAACTATAAATATATATACCACTATCTATACGTAAAATTACAAAATATAGCGTTATATTTAGTAATTAGTAATTACTATTAATAGTTAACAGCTTAAAATACAAATTACTATGTTTTTTAAATAATATTTTATATACAAATATTATTTAAAACTTATTAGTTATGTAATTAGTATATATATTATGACTGATGTAAATAATTTAACACAAGCTTTAAATATTCTTAATATAGCTGCTCCTGATGTTGAAGAATGTATGATATGTAGGGACGAGTTGGAATGTCAACAATGTTATACTTTACCAGAATGCAATCATAGATACCATACTAATTGTTTAATTAGTTGGTTTAGAAATGGAGACCCGCGTTGTCCGTATTGTGGAAATAAAGGAATTAATAATAAAAGCATTGATATTACAGAACGATTTACTAACAGATATTATGCTTTAAAGTATAAAACACAAACACTAATTGATATAAAAAGATTCGTATTTTTGAAAAAATACGATACTAATACACGGTGCCTTGAAATACGTAAACAGTTTGATAAAATTAAAGTATTGGAAGAAAATTATAAAAATGAAAATTTAAAATTCAGAGAATTGAAACAATCACTCAAAGAAACTCCTGCTTTATACAATGACGCAAAAAAAAATATAAATTGTTACAGAACTAAGAGATGGAAAATAACTAAACAAATAAGAGATGAAAAATTTAAAATAGTAAATAATAGCTATATTATTCCCTTAATAATACCAATAAGCGTTGAAGTATAAATTAAACTTTTAATATAGTAGGCTGTTATTAACCTTTAATAGTATGCATTCTCTCATTATTGTCTTTATTATTTTTATAATGTAAATGTTTACAATTTGTATATAATATATATTCTTGAATGAGAGAATTTTTGACTACTTTAATTTTTTCTTTAAGTTCTTTTAGTTTATCTTTTTCTGTGCGTTGATCTGATTTTGTTGTATGTAACTCTTCTTCTAAGTCATTAATATTTTTCAATAGACTATTTAATGCGTCATTAAAAGCGGTTACTTCTTCTTTAGATAAATTGGCTTTTGTGTCTTTATATTGTTGCTTTTGTTGCTTATAATCGGCTTTCATTGTTTTAATTCTAGTTTTGAGAGATTCTATAAGAGCGTCGGCTTCTTTAGACAGGCTGCCAAATTTGGTTTCTAAATAGACCGCATCTCTCAAATCTTCATTTTCAACACTTCTCATTAATATTGGAACATGAATCATAATAGGTTGAGCAAATTGTGTGGGGTCTTTTTCTCTATTTAAATAACTAATATAGCCCGATAGTTTATTGGCAATGTGCTTTACACCTTTTTCACTTAATACATTATGTGAATCCATAAATTGTTGTTTAAATTCTTCTTTGTCTGTAGTAATTTTATCGGAGTCATGTGTCATAAATAAGTTTGTTAATGAAAATAGTTCTAATGGGCTATTTGTAAAAGGAGTTGCTGTCATTAACAATAGCTTACAAGATTCATGCTTTGATACATTATAACTAGTCCTTATTAACTCTTCCATAATTGTTGTATTTGGTCGTTCGCTGGCTTTTAAATCACCACCATATAATTTGTGTGCTTCATCAATAATAATAAGTGTTTTTTTTAATATGTCTTCTTTACCATTGCGTTGAAGTAATATATCATAGATTTTGTTTTTTTTAGCTAACAAATTACTAAATTGTTTATAAGACATAGGTTCAAGCCAATTTTTTGATAATAATTGTTTGCGCTTGGCAATATCTGTTGGCATAATTAGTCCTTTATTAATTTTATCTAATATTACTAAATGACATACTTGGTCAAACATATTTTTCCATACATCACTTTTGAGTGTTGTTCTTGTAACCCATAATATGCTATAATCATCGTTGTCAAAACTGCTTGTCGCAGTTGCTATACCAGTACATGTTTTACCTGTTCCTACTGAATGCCATAATAATAGCCCTTTAAATGGAGAAGAAGGAGTAAAATAGTGCGTTATAAATTTTTGTGTAGGATTAAGAGAGATAACATTTGCTTGACCATTAGGATTAGCTATACAATTGTTTTTTATTTCCATTTTTTCCCATTTAAAATCCTTATGCGCATATGCATTTTTGATATAATCTCTCATATTTATGAAATTAAACTTTTTTAATGGGCTATGGTTTTGTATTGTGTTTGAACTTGCGCTTCGACTTGGACTTATACTTGCGCTTAGGTTTGGACTTATACTTGAACTTATATTTGACCCAATAATTGAGTTAGGACTTACGCTAACAATAGCATTATTTTTCTCTCCACTATATAAAAGAATTGGATAATTTGTTTTACTAACTTCCTCTGACTTAGCATAAAGGTCCTCATCAAATGTGAGTTCTAAACTATCTAAGTCTGATTTTACATCTTTTTTATTTTTAGCGCCTTCTATAATTGATGGAATTTTCGTATAGCGTAGACTCCATTCATTATTTAATTGACTGCAAAAGTTGTTTGTATTATCTTTAAGATAGTTACAGAAAAAGGCACGTTTATTTAATGTATTTGATTTTAATAACTTTTCTGGATGTTTATATTTAGTATATACATATTTCATAAAACTAACACTTACAGGAATATCGTATGTTGGTTTTTTTCCGCATTTTCCTAAACATTTTATATTATCTATTTTAAAAAACTTGGATTGCATATTTTGATTTCTTGATTTTGTTCCACCCATTAAAAATAATTTGTCTTCCATAAATTCACTATTTAAATCAGGAAAATTGTGTAAATTTTTTGTTAATTCATAATCAACCGCAAATACTGGCGCTAAACTATATAATTGTTCTGATAATTTATTCATAGCCTTATCAAATTCGCTATAATTCATTGTTGCGTCATTATATTTTTCTATATCTTTAAATAATAAAACATCTTCGTCGTTTTCATTGGCGCTTTTAATATAGTTTTCCATCATAAATTTGCTAGTATATAGTGTATTACGCATTAGTTCAGGAACTGTTAAATAATAATTATACACATATAACGGCCAACCAATATTGTCTTGAAACTCTAAACCTTTTTGACCGCATGTTCTTGTTGCGCGTCCAATTGTTTGCTTTAAATCGGCAATTGTTAATGATGGTTCAAAAATATGGACGTATTTTACATCAAATAAATCTATGCCTTCTTTAAATCCGCTATCTAATATTATTAATCTAATATTTTTTCCATGTATATTATTTGGACGTTCATTATACGTTTTTAACAACTCTTTTTTTATTTTTTCGTTAAAAGTTGTTCCATAAATCGTATTAGAAGATAATAAGGCAAAATTATTATAATTTGAATTTGCTATATTTAAATAGAGTTTAGGAGCTAATTGTGATGGAATTTTCTTAGAGCTAATTACATTATTGTAGCCATTTGCTGCTAGCGCCGAGGCAATTATTTTTGCTCCAGCACCCCCATCTTTAACATCGGAAAATATAAAATGCTTAAACTTTTGGCCGTGATTTTTCTGGTCTTGACTATCTAGCGCCAATAATGTGTTTAATAATTGAAGCATTTTTGGTGAAGCATCGTTAATGTCTTTATTATATTGAAGTGGGTCAAAAACCGATTTATCAAATTTATGATGATTTGCTATTTTGCTAAAATTGGCTACTTTACGCATACATCTAAATATTTGTGCTCGATTCTTTTTGGTTACTTTTGATGGATGAGTGTTATTATTATTTGCTTGATTTGTTTTATGTGTTTTATTGTTGCTTTCACAAAAACTATTAGCTTTATAACACTCTAAAATTGTGTTAAAGTCGTCTTTTGGTAACGTGCCACCTTTATCGGGGTGGTTTTTCTTCAACCATTTCATAGTTATTGATTTATCATTTAATTTGTGCTTACACATTAATTTTTTACATGACATACTTATTATAATTAGTTAATATAATAAGTATTGCAAAACATAATTACATAAATACATAAAAACATAAATACATATTTGTTAAAGTTCGAAATAGTTTTATTTTTATATTTTTATTAATGTTATAAAATTTCTAAATATAAAATCATATTCTTCTTCTATTTTAGTATGATGGTCCAAGTTGTCAATAATAGTCCACTTAATAACATAATAATGTTCTAATAATTTAGCACATTTTTGTTGAAATTCTAAATTATAAATTTCATCTTTATTTCCACTATAAAAAAAAAGCGGAACAGCACTATGCGTGTTTAAATTTATATATTTATACATATAAAGTGATTTAATACAAAATATTCCACCTAATGTATGTGGTAAAAACTTTAATATATTAAATAATAATGTTCCGCCCTGTGAAACTCCTATTATAAACAGCTTTTTATAACTTTTTAAAATAGCAGCTTCTTCGTTTATAATAGTTATTATTTTTTTTGTTTGTTCAATAAAGTCTTGTGTGTTTATTTTATCTAATTTATGTACGTTGTTATAACAAGTATAATAATTATACCATGACTTAACATTATATTGTTTATTGTTTGGATAGTCTATATCCATAGTCAAAGACTCTGGTAAAACAAATTTAATAGAGTTTGTTAAAGCACTATCATATTTTCTAAAATATTCTATATAGTCATCAAAATATGAACTATTATTACACATAGGATGTAACATAATAAACGTATATTTGTGTTTTTTTGCGCTTTTTGCGCTATAAATAGCGCTAGCCATAATAATAGTTAATATAATATTTATAGCGCAAAAAGAGAAAAAAAAGTATAACATGGACTTAACACCATTAGGTGTATTAGACACGCGTGCATGGTCGCTGCTTTTTAATAGCACATATACCTTTGGGCATCTTGTTAAGAATAACAGGCTTAGTCTTTTCTGTCTTACGCCACCATGACATAACTCGCCAAACTTCGCCTTCACACGCAACACGTTGTGCGTCAGCATTATTCTTGAAGTTACGCGGCAACACATACAAAGGAATCGGAACACCATTAATCATAGCATCTTTGATAACCGATGCCTTAGTATTCCACATTTCCCGTTCTGTAACGTCCATTGCTCTCCAACGCTTTTGACAAATGCCTTGTTCGCGTGTATGCTGACAAAATAACTTATAGCCAGTCGGATAGCGCACTGGCTTAACTACTTTTGCCTCTGTAAAAGTAGTATCAACAATATCAACAGACATCATACTAGCTTTTGTCTTTGTCTTTGCCTTTGTCTTTGCCTTTTTTTCCAGGCTATTTGATTTAGTTATGAAAAATTAATTCAATTTTTTAAAAGTGTAACAAATTAGTAACATTTCTATAATTAGCATTAGCATTAATGTCTAGAAAAAATTGATTAATATTTAATATTTTATATTATAGTTATTATAATATAAAATAACTAATAATGACTGAAGTTTATATTACATCTAAAATGCACAATACTAACTCTACTATTCCAACTGTTTCTGAAGCTAATCAAGAAGAACATGACGCTTATACTAAATTTATGATTAGTGGCGAAGAAAGAAAAACATTTGTATGTAAAGATTACAATTTTACATTAGAGCGTATTTGGAGTAATTCTAAATATAGAAATATTAGACTAATTACAAAGTCTAATGAATTTTTAATATCAGATAATAAACAAGAATTACTTAGCACGTTAAGTTATATGACAAAAATGAGATATAAAAAACTTAATGTTAATAATAATTAGTATTTACGATTGCTACGTAGTGTGCGACCACTAGACGACAATAGTCTTCCAAGATCTAACATAGGGGCATCTAGTTTTGATAATGCTCGTCGAATGCGGGACTGCTTTTTTTTCTTTGAGGCTTTGACTTTCCGTCTTGTATTGTGTCCTCTAAATAATGCTTGTATTTTGGTAGCAACTCTATTTCTTTTACGTTTGCTATTTAGTGATAACGGTGACGCATTAAACGAATCCATTAATGTTCTTGAAGCATTAAATGTAGGTAGTCTATCAGAAAAATTTGGAGGTGATGGCATTTATAATATAGTATAATATTATAATATTATAATATTATAATATTATGCTAAATAACATTTTATAATTTTTTAAATTATAAATAGTATTTACTTTGACAACTTGTTTACTTTGACAACTTGTTTACTTTGACAATTTTTTTTTAGCTTTTTCTAGCCATGATGCATATATCTTTGGTTTGTCATGCTTTAATTCAATAAACAATTCACCAATCATATATTCAATACGTTCTTGATCTACATCGCGCCCCATGTCTATAATAGCTTGTTTTGCCTTTGATTTATTAGCTTTGCCAAAGAGACGCTCTGCTTCATCTTCTATTTGTTTGTTAGTTAATGCTTGTTGTTGTTGTTTTTTGGCTGTAAATTGTCGACGCGTTCTACGTCCTCTAAAAGCTGATTGAATTTTGGTAGCAACTCTATTTTTTTTACTTTTGCTATTTAATGATAACGGTGATGCATTAAATGAATCCATTAGTGTTTTTGAGGCATTAAATGTAGATAGTCTATCAGAAAAATTTGGGGGTGATGGCATTTATAATACAGCATAATATTTTATTCTTTATTTATTTTATGCTAAATAATAACCCATTAACTATTCAGATACAGGATTAATTGTTGCGTTTTTGTTTTGTTGTGTCAACTTTTTTTTTGCCTTGGCAATCCACTTTGCATGTTCCTTGTTGCTTAGGTCGCGCCATAAATGATAGACCATAGTATCAATATTATCTTCATCAACATCGCGAGCCATGTCGTCGAGTCTTTTTGCGGCCTGTGCTCTAGCAGCTCTACTTTTACAAAAAAGATGCTCGGCTTGTGTTTCGAGTTTTTTTTCTTCTAATTTTCGCCGCGTAGCATGTGCTCTATAAGTTCTCTGAATCTTAGTAGCTTTTCTATTTTTTAGACTTTTATTACTTGTAGTGCGTCGCGGTAAAATTTGTAATGCAGATAAACTTCTAGATAATCTGCTAGTCAAATTTGATAAACTTAATGGTGATGGCATTATTATACTATAGTATAATATTAAAAATTATTTACTAAACTTGTAAATAAGGAGAAAAAAATATTGAATATAACAGTTTATATTAATTTATAGTGTAATAAAACCATACACTTTTCTTGTTACTTCATCATAAAAATTATTGTCTATAAATTGGCTTGTATTTGTTTCTTCGTTTCCATTAATGACTAGCACTAACCCTTGTTCAATTGCTTCTTGATTATTTAACCATACATCATGATAATGATGACAATCTTTTAAATATTCAATAGGTATAGTTTCCCCTAGGCGACCCCGCTGTTGCACACGCAAATCACAAATCTCAGGACACGTTCTAATATAAACAATTTTTAAATCTTGAAAAATAGTTTGAAACTCTTTAAACAAATTTAAATAAATTATATATTCAATAAGACTCATTTTTTTAGCATCATATAGGCTTTTTGCAAATACAAATTTGTCTGTATAAACGGAGCGCTCACTAATAATAATGTCATAATCTCCTTTTAGTGCTTCCTTTAACAAAGACAAACGACTAGTATATGCCATTACTTGAAACGCAAAACTGTAGCGCTCATTATTTTCATAAAAGTGCGTAATAATACTTTTTCCGTTAGCATCTCCAATTGATTCCCAACTTGAAACTGGTTCTTGTAAAAAGCAGATTTTACAAGTATTGCCTTTTGAAGCACAATAATTAGCCAGATTTTTTTCCAAATAACGCATAATGCTTGATTTTCCAGAACCAATATTTCCATCAATAGAGAGTATAAGTGGTGCCATTGCAACGTATATAGTTTATTGAAACTAAAATTAAGATGTAATCAATTTTTTTTATAGTATTAATAAAATATTAAACTTATTTACGTAACCAATCTTCTGCTAACAATTTTGCGCCGTCGCTATAATAAAATTTAATTAGCTTACGTAATTGGTGAGTTGGTTCGATATTTAAACGTTCATCTGATAAATCTTGATTTCGTCTAGTAATTTTTTCCCAACTGATTCTAAATTTCTGTAAATTCTTTATTAACTCTGTGCGCGTCATTGAACTTATTGGTTTAGTTAGTGGTTCATACATTCCCTTGTAATTAGTGATTGGTTTATTAATTCTAGCTTGTATGAGTTGCGTTGCTTTTTTTTGTTGGGCTTCATCTAATAAATCATAAATTAATTCTAAATCCTTGCTTTCGATTGTTGAACTGCTCAATCTAAATAAACCTTGAGCCATTGCTTCTTTTGAACCTCTTGTTGTTACATTATATTTTTGTAGTAGTTGTCTTAATTTATCTACTGAAATGGTGTTTTTTTTTGCTTTTTTTGTCTGATTGTTTGTCTTAATAATTATATTTTTTTTTGTTTTCTGTAATTTATTTTCATTTACTTTAGACCACCGCTTACTATTTTTTGTTTGTATTATTATCCATATATTGCCATCATTGCCTCGTTTCTTTGTTCCTATTGTAAAGTTGTTAGCACTTTCTGATGGTGCTTGTCTTGTTATCATTATATATCAAAAATAATATATATTATATAAAAATAAATTTAAAGAAAACATATTAGCAAATAATTATGAAACATTAGCATTTAAATATTTATTACTCTTACTTAGTAAATAATTAATAATTACTTTAAAAATGGAGTTTATTATTAGAGAGAAAATTATTCCTTTTACAAATATTAATTTGGCGTTATTTGTTTTATGTTATTTTAAACCAAAATCATATTACATAGACTATGATTTTTTATATAGTATAAGTTATTGTTGGAATTATTTGATTTTTTTTACATTTAATGGAGCTTATTTAGTAGATAATACAACTTTTAAGAGAATGGCTATTAGAAAAAGACTTTCGCTCCCTATTTTTCATATTGGAAATATGATTGTACATAATTTACCATTTTTATATGTAAACATTTATATACCTGTTAGCGTTACATTATATCATTCATGTATGGCATGTTTAACTAATTTAGTATGGTGTTATTGGGCAACATATGGAACATTTGATATTAAGTATGTTTATGTTTCAATAGAAAAAGAAAAACTAATAAAGTTATATTTAGCAAATATAAGTTCTATATTATATGCTCCGCTTGCCTATAATATTAATAGCTATATACAAGCACAAATACAAACACTTATTATATAATATAACGAAACAATATAAAGACATAACTACTAACAATGTTAGTAATAGACATTTGTCTATTACTTTTTAAGCATTGGTGCCCGAGTGGTCTAAGGGGTGCGACTCAAGTTCGCATGGCTTCGGCCTCGTGGGTTCGAACCCCACCCAATGTATAGTTTTTTTATAAAATAGCGCCTAACTATTTTATAAAAAAATATGCGTTTTTTAATTTTTGTTTTTTGAACTTTGTTTCCTTTTTTAGTATATAATTTTTTGTATTTAAAAGAATGCTGGTCTTATGCTTGTTTGACGCCTTAATGGTGGCGGTTCATTAGAACGACTAGTTGGTGGTGGTGTAGTTGGTTGGTATGATTGGCTACGCTCTACTTGTGTAAATGCGGTTGGCGCACAACTCCTTTGCCTATTTACAACATTACCAAGAGACCTATATACTGCTTGACATTCATCCTTTGTTTCACTATAATTAATAGCATGACCTTCTTCAATTCCGATTTTAGATGCTTCTAAAATTGCGTCTTGATTTGCTCCTAAATACATTAGCTCAATGTTATATGATTCTTGTGCACTAGTAATTAGCTTTTTTAATGTTTGTGCGTTAAATTTTTTACTACAATTTTCACAACCATCAGTAGCTACATAAATCAAACACTTAGTATAACTGTTTGGTTCATGTAGCTTCTTTTCCATAAAATAAGTAAGACTGGAACCAATCGCATCGTATAATGCGGTTTGACCGCGAGGAACAAATTGTCTTAGTTCAAGAGGCCGCACATCTTCAATATTTAATGACCTAATTAATAATCGCTCTTCATGATCAAATAACTTAATTGATACATTTACACGCTCACCTGGCTTTAAATCTTGTCTAATAATGTCTAATGTGGAATTAATACCACCAACAGTATCTGCTTCTTTGCCAGACATAGAACCCGACCGGTCAATAATAGCGACAACTTCTTGAATAAATGATGCCATAATAGTAGTGTTTTAATATAATTTATAGTATTATTTTTAAATCAATTTTTTTTTATATATGCTATATAAGTTTGTTGTTATTAATTTAAATAATCTTCAAGTAATATGGATAAAGAACATGTGGATGTTAATCCATTAAAAAGAACCATGGAACCAAATGCTCCTAAAATAATTAATGGCACAATAATTTTCTTCAATATTTTTTCTCGCATTAATTTTATATAAATATAAAATCCAATAACTAACATTATTATTCCCATAATAGTCTGAGTAATTCTCATAACATTATAAAAATTAAATGAGTTAGATCCAATCACATTTATTTTCATATTAATATTTTTATCCAAAGAAACATTATTTAGCCCATATTTTAAATTAGAAAACTGCATATTGTTATTAACTTTGATTCTTTCATAGTTACTAAAGTATTTATTTTTAATAAATTGAGATCTACTTGATGATTCGCATACAATATATATTATATCAACATATTCTAAATGGTTAATAATTGTTTGAGCATTAAATCTTATCATATTCATAGGGATGTTATAATAACTATATTCTTGTGATTGATCCAAATGTCTAGAATATACTTCATCACTTTTACGAATATCAATAAAGATAATTTTCATATTGTATAATATAGTAAAATATTGTAAAATATCAAAGACGTTTAAATTTAATATTTTTAATCTAAAATAAAATTGATTACTAATTTTTATTATTAAATAAATAATATACACTATAAAATGCTAAAGCAGCAAATGCTAATTGAAAAAACTAATTATGAACCGCATCTTAATATTGAACTATTAACTGGGGCATACATAGAAAATAAATTTAAAAACATATGTGCACAAACTATTTGTGATGCTTATGCTAATGAAATTTTAATAATTGAATATTTAAAATATAGGATGGCATTAGAACCTCATATATTTAGTGATGTAACATTTACTATAGATTTGCCATATGTTCAACATTATATTGAACATATAAAACAAGTTAGCATGTCTTGTGAAGACATTCCTGTAATAACTTATGTATATAATACATTATTGCGCGAACCAGGAGATAGGGAACTATGGCCACACGATAAAGCATCACTAATCCTTGATAAAATACACTGCTTCTTTGATATTGATGAAAACAAACTAGCAAATGAATTAATAGAAGTAATTAGTGAAATTTATTATAATAGTTTGTTTTAAAGCATAAAGCATAAATCAAATTGCTAAAAAATTGATAATATAAATTTTTTTACTTATTTTATAATAAATATAATAAAATTATAAAAAACAAATGATTAATGATTATTATGCTCGTGAGGTTTATACTCAATTATTGAAAAATTGCTGCAATTTTATTAATAAAAACTGCTTAGATATTGGAACAAGAAATGGAGCAAATTGTGAAAATTTAGTAAGAGTTGGTGCATCAAGTGTAGTAGGTATTGATATAGATTCTTCACGCTTTGATGAGATGTGGGTTAATAAAAAAATTACACTTTTAAAGCAAGATTTATTAACAATGGACAATTCTAATAAATTTGATGTAATTACATGCTTTTTATGGAATATGCCTTATTTACAATATACTAATGTGATGAATAAAATCAAAGAACTTCTAAATCCAGATGGTTTAGTGTATATAGGTATTGCTGATCAAATATATAAGTATGATACACCTAGTCCTTATAGTGTAAATATTGTTGAATTATTAAAAAAACATTTTAATAATACAAGAATTTTAGATACTAACTGTTGCCAATGGTTAATAGAAGCTAAATACCCATTTTATTAAAATTTAACTATTTTTGTTAAATATAACCAAAAGAATATTCCTATAAATGCTTTTGCTAATAAATCAAGCATGTTATAACCAATCATTTTTGTTGTTTCACTTGTCTGATAAAAGACACCATATAAAGACCATAGTCCTAAATATAGCCAAAATATCATTTTGGATTGCTTTGTTACTTTAGAACCAGTCAGAAATAGTTTCCAAATAGTTCCATAGGTTAAAAAGAAAAATATGAAACCTATAAAATTTGCTAATGTTCTATTTAATAAGTTGATTTCTCCAATATATCCAAAACCCAACATTAAAAAGTTGAAAAACAATACTAATCCAAATGAAAAAAAATGGACGTCTACTTTATTTTCATAACCCAAAACGAGAGATAATACTAATAACATTAATGGTGTGCTAATTACCCAATCAGAATAGCGCATATCATTTATTTTCTCTATTGGTAACTTTAGTTCAGAGTCTGGAGTATTTATTGGTTCAGTGTCTTTTTCTGCTGTTTTTTTTATTTCATTTGTTATTTGCGTTTTTTGTGTTAGCTGTGTTTTTTGTGTTATTTGTGTTTCTTGTGTTAATACACTTTTTTCTTCTGATTTATCTAATAGTTCTATAAATACTCCATAAAAATACCCAGCAATAATTGATATACAAGTTTCTAAATTCATAATGTGGCGAATTTGTGGAATTGGGTTTCGTAATGCCTCAATAAATGTAATTACTCCTGTAGTAATCAAAAATACATATGTAAAATAAAAACTATTTTTTACACTAATTATTTGCATTAGAACTAATACTAATATAGTAAAATAATATTATTATTAGAATAATATTATTATTTGTAAATTTTATAAAATTTGTCTTATTTGAATTATTTGTCTTATTTGACGTTAATTTAATTGGAATATGCTAAGCCACCCATACCCGACATAATACGAAGAACGTTGTAGTTAACCGCATATACGCGGACTTTGGCGGTATTTACACCCTGAACTGTAGCGTTCGACAATACTAATTGGAGAGTAGCATTATCAATGCGCGAGAAATTGCAGGTGCCAGATGGCTGGTGCTCTTCAGGTCTTAGGGCGAACGAATACACATTAATGCCGGTGTCTGGCGCACGGGTGTGGTGCTGGAATGGCTGAACGAGGTCAAAATAGGTGCCTTCACGCTCCGAAAAGCGATCCTGGCCGTTAAGCTGTAATTTGGCAACTACAACTGGATTTTCACCCCAGCAATGCATGTCTAACGCGGTTTCGGCTAGAACAAAGGTGCCCGCATCAGATACACCTGAGTCGTCGGCGTTGGCAGTTCCATCTGGTCCACGAATACCTGAACCTTGTACAGTGCCAGCAATTAAACCGCCATTTGGACCACCTCCAATAGTTACTGCTTGTCCAGTAACATTTGTAACAGTTACAGGGACTCCAGTAAAACCCGCGGGTTGTAATTGATTTGCCCACATGTCTTCAAAAGCACCTGAAGTAGTAATAAATCCGTTAGTTCCACTAATGGTTGCCTTTGAACCAAACGCATGAACCGCATTTGGCAACGCATCTAACGCATCAGTATAGTTGAATGGCTGAGCTCCTAATAATGTATTTAGCGCTGAACCAGGAACTAATGACGCACAATAGTCAACGTTGGCATCGGGTTGAACGACCCAGATTAATTCTTTGCATGGATGATTCAAATTTAATTTAATTTTATTGGATGATGAACCAACCGACTCATCACCAGTGAACTGTAACTGTTCAATTAAATATTCATGTGGGTTTTGCGCCATACGTCTGCGTTCATCAGTATCTAAGAAAATGTAATCAACAAATAGCGACGCGGCAGCTAACGATTGTTTGTAAGCATTAGTAATTTTTACACCGTTTCCGTCTAAAGTGTTTACGGCCCATAAGCACTCTTCAATGTTGCGAATGTCTAAATTGATTTTAACTTCGTGGTATTGTAGCGCAATTAAAGGTAGAGCTAAGCCGGGATTGCGGCAATACCAGAATTGTAGAGGAATGTATAAAGTGGTTTCTGGTAGAGCATTGCGTGGAGCGCAAACTTGGCGCACACCATCCGCCGAGCAAGGACCATCAACTTTTGCGAATGTAGGGTCGCACACATATGTTAATTGAGTAGTATTACCAATCATCTTGTAATAACCACGCTCTTGCTCCTTGGATAATGTGAGCTGATTCCATATGTGCATCCAGTCACCATATTGACGGTCAATACGCTGACCACCAATTTCAACTTCAACTTGTGAAATTAGCTGCTCGCCTGGGAAATCTAACCATCTAGCATATACATTGGCCTCAGTTGTTGAAGCTAAGCCTTGTCCGATTTCAGGAAGAGTTAACTGTAAATATGTGCGATAAGCCAAATCACCGTTTCTTGAAATGGTGCATGTGACACGGCGACCGAAATCCGCTTGTCCGTTAAATGTTTGTTCAATAGATTCCATCGCAAAATTAGTGTGACGTCTGTATGTGACCTTCCAGAAAGTAATTTGGGGATTACCTGTTAAATATACATCTTGAGCGCCATAGGCGACTAATTGCATTAAACCACCAGCCATTTTTTTATAATATTCCTAAAGAAAAAAAATTTTTACAATTAATTTAATTAATTTAATTAATTAAATATTAAAAAATAAAAATTAATTAATATTAATATATAATAAATATTATTCAATATATTGTAATATAATAATAAACATTATAATATACTAATATATATATAAGTAGCTATGAAAAAAGCAAATATTATTAAAACAACATTGGATAGTAAGCATAATGAAATTAGTAATTCATTTAAACAAAATGAGGAAGTAATTATTCCTAAATATTTAAAAATTATAGAAAAGCTGGAATCGTTATTACAAAATTCTACTAATAGTCTTAAAAATCAAACACTAATTGAAAATATAAAAAAATATAAAAATCTAATCCATTCTCTTGAGAGAAAAAAGAATGAATATTATCTAAATAATTCAAAATATATATTTGATTACTTTGAAAATAAAAAAAATATTTCTAATTCTAATAGTGATTTAATAACAACTAATCCAAACAAAAATGATATAATACACAAATTTTTTGCTACATCACATAACGACGAATATAATGGAACTAATTCTAATTCTAATTCTAATTCTAATGCTAGTGCTAGTTCTAATGCTAATGCTAACAATAGCACAAAAAATTCAATTGATAAATATTTTAACAATATTGATTATTTATATTTAAATTATGACAATTTTATATATCCTTCTGATATTTGTAGTGTGTGTAATAGAGGTGAAATGGTTTATGTGGAGTCTGACGGCATATCAGTATGTAATAATTGCTCTAATATTATTAAAAATTTAATTGAAATAGATAAACCATCATATAAAGAACCACCAAAAGAAGTTTCTTTTTATGCTTATAAACGAATTAATCATTTAAAGGAAATATTGGCACAATTTCAGGCAAAAGAAAGCACAAATATTCCTGATGAAGTGTTTGAAAATATTAAATATAAAATCAAAAAAGAACGTATTAGCATTAATGAGCTAACAAATAATAAAACAAAGGAAATTTTAAAGAATTTGGGTTATAATAAATATTATGAACACATACCATTTATTAAAGATAAATTAGGTATAAAACCACCAATAATGAGTTCCGAATTGGAAGAAACATTATGTAATCTATTTATTGAATTACAAAAACCATATTCTAAATATTGCCCAAAAGAGCGCGTTAATTTTTTGAATTATTATTATACACTTTATAAGTTATGTGAATTATTAAATGAAACGCATTTTTTACCCTATTTTCCTATGTTAAAAGACAGAGAAAAGCGCATAGAGCAAGATCAAATATGGAAAAAGATTTGTTTAGATTTGGGTTGGAACTTTATTCCTACACCATAGGCTTGTAATAGCAATAGAAATAGCTATTACTCAAATTCACTTGTACCTAATAGATTGGAAAAAATATTTATTATATCTAAATAATAAGCTAATGATGCTGATATAAAATCTCCACCATAATCGCGTTGTAATATACTATTTGTATCATATACAATGTAAAGAGAAAATAACATTAAAGAACATATTACTAATATTTTATAAAGAAAAGAAGATTGAATAATAAAAAACTGAACAATGCTTATAATCAGTAAAAATAACAGGGCAAAAAACAAACTTAGACCAAACATATAACCTAATCTAATGTTGCTTGCTATTAGTGCTACTCCAAACGCAAACATTGAAACAAAAATGCTAATTGTTCCTATATATGCTGTTTTTAATGTGTTTGGATCGTAACGAGACTTTCTATATCCTAAAATTATTCCAAACGCGCAAGAAAAGAGAGAAAATAAAATAAATTTTAACTCTGGTGGCATAGTAATAAGTGCTAGAATTAGAATTAATATAAAGGCAGTTATATATGCGGCAATAAGTTTTGGGTTGAATGTTTTAGGATCTTCGTCTTTTTCTATATCAAAATTTTCACTTACATAATAAGTAATGTAAAGCTGAATTACTAAAGTTATTAAAATTAATGCAAAAAAACTCTTTTTTTCATATATTAACTTAAATAATTGCGTCAAATTATTATTTTTAAAAATAGGTTTTTTATTTTTAGCTGCTAAATTTGACTTGGTTGAATTCATGCTATATATTTTATAATATATTTTATAATATTTATAAAAAATATTATAAAATATATATGGACTTTATAAAAAATAAAACAGCAAAATTAAGAAATATTGGAAGAAATATAATAACACTTGCACCCCAGGAAGAATTAGCAGCTTTAGATCCAACAGCACCATCTTTAAGTCCCAGACACATTTCTTTAAGTCCAAGACGCATTTCTTTAAGTCCAAGAACAAAAGTCATTACACATATTCAAAAAACGTTCAAAAAAAGAAAAAGAAGAGAACAAGCAATAGCAGATTTATCAAAAATAAACTCTAAAAGACTTGCTACAAGAAGAATTCAAAAAAAATTTAGAAAAGCGTTAGAAAATCCAAATCTTGAAGCATGTCCTATATGTTATGGTAATATGTTGTACCCAAGACTTACAAAAACGCTTCGTTGCGGTCATAAATTTCATAGAAAGTGTATTGAACAATGGAGTGATACTAATCCAAGTTGTCCAATATGTAGAACATCTATAGAACCAGAAAGACCGTATCACCTACAGAGGCTTATTTCAATGCCTATTAGTTCTAATATTAATACTACTGTTAATCGTGTTAACGCATTAATAGCAGGATTGCGTAATTCTGCTACTATGATTGAGGCAATTAGCTTGTTAAATGAAATAGATATACTAATTAATAACTTGCCATACAGTGAACGAGCAGTGCTCACAGATGCACGGACCCAAGCATGGTTTCAAACATATCCACGATTACAATAAGCACCTAGACAAAGCAGAGCAACTATGGGTGCTAGTAATCGTGCTAATGCGTTAATACATGGAAGAAGGTGAATAAAGTATTAGTTCTTTATAAAATAATATAGCATAAAATTATATAATATAGCATAAAATTATATACTATAGCATAAAATTATATAATATATATTATAATATATTATAATATATATTATATAATATATTTATGCCTTCTCAAACCCGTCGGTCATCGCGACTAAGAAGTTCAGCGGCTAAAAAAATACAAAAACGGTTTAGAAGTAGGAAAAGACAACGGTCAAAAGCAAGTCGTAAAATTCAATCAAGAGTTAGGGGAAAACAAACTAGAAAAGTAATAAATAGAGAAAAAAATACTAGTACAACAGTTAATGATTGTCCAATATGTTTTGAACCTTTGACTGAATATGTTCGTATTGCATTACCTTGTGGACATAGATTTCACGAAGACTGTATAAGGCGTTCATTGACTAGCACACGTGGAAGATGTCCAAAGTGTAGGACAGTAATAACTAATATAAATTATCCTTCTATAGAAGAACAAGAACAAGAACAAGAACGACAAATAATACCATTATTTCAATTACAACCACTAATACATGAATTAGATTATGTATTAGATATAGAACCAATTGAACTAATAGGACACTTTATAGAACGCGCACGCGAACTAGACACTATAGAACAAAGTATGGCAGAACAAAGCCACCTATTACCTGATGCACCAGAAATTCCAAATATAACTTATGAACATGCAATAATTAATGAAGTAACTGCAAATGATACCGAGACTACTTTAATAAGTCTCAATGATGAAGTAAGTTATATAAGCGCTAACTATGTAAGCTTTAGCACAAGGCCAACCAGAAATGATGAAATATTAGACCAACACCTTTTTTATATTACTAATAGAATTGCCGAATTATTAACACGCGCAAGACGCAATGCACACAACGCATTACGAATTTCAAACGCTATTGGTTCATTAATGTTAAGTAGTTAATCTTACTAATGTTATGTTTATACTATTTTATAGTATACTATTTTACTATTTTATAGTATATTATTTTATAGTATATTATTATATATTTTATATTTTATATTATATAATATATAATATAACTATGCCTTCTCAAACGCGTAGTTCATCGCGTTTAAGAAGCTCGGCAGCTAAAAAAATTCAAAAACGGTTTAGGGGGAAACAAACTAGAAAGCAAGTAACTAAACTAAAAGCAAGTCGTAAAATTCAGTCAAGAGTTCGGGGAAAACAAACTAGAAAAGTAATAAATAGAGAAAAAAATACTAGTACAACAGTTAATGATTGTCCAATATGTCTTGAACCTTTGACTGAATATGTTCGTATTGCATTACCTTGTGGACATAGATTTCACGAAGACTGTATAAGGCGTTCATTGATTACAACTGGTGGAAGATGTCCAAAGTGTCGCACAGTAATAACTAATATAAATTATCCTTCTATACAACAAGCACAAGCACAAGCACAAATACAAGCACAAACACAAGCACAAGCACAAGCACAAATACAAGCACAAGCAATATTAGACCCGATAATACGAAGACAATATATAGCACAACGTCTACAACAAATTGAAATACTAGAACAACGACTAGCACAAATACCCGACCCAAGAGAATTGCCAAATATAACTTTAAATCAAGCATTACATATACAAAATAATATACGCCAAATTGTAGATGAGCTACGAAGGCTATTTTATGAAGCTTCTGAAAATTATCAAAATTATAGAGATGTTAGAACATATGGAACACTTGACCAAGATGTTACTAATATGTATTATATAACGTCTGATTTATTAAATCACGCACAAGTGCTTAGGAATAATGCTACGCAAATGGTAGATGAGCTTACAACTGATGAATTTCCAGAGATTTGGTAATGTATTACTATTTTTATAGTCTTACTACATTATATTATATATAATAATAGTCTTAATATAATATAAATTTAGTATGCCTTCACAAAGACGTAGTTCATCGCGACTAAGAAGTTCAGCAGCTAAGAAAATTCAAAAGCGATTTAGGGGTAAAAAAACTAGAAAACAAGTAAATAAACTTAGAGCAAGCCGTAAAATTCAGTCAAGAGTTAGAGGAAAACAAACTAGAAAAGTAATGAAAAGAGTAAAAAGTAATATGCAAACAAATAATGATTGTTCAATATGTTTAGAACCTTTGACTGAACATGTTCGTATTGCATTACCTTGCGGACATAGATTTCACGAAGACTGTATAAGACGTTCATTGACCAGTACACATGGAAGATGTCCTGTGTGTCGCGCAGTAATAACTAATATACCCTATATTTCTACAGTAGAACCAGAATTAGAACCTGAATACGAACCACTAATATTAGACCCAATATTACGAAGGCAATATATATTAGAACGTATGCACGAAATAGAATTATGGGAACGCGAAATTGAAGAACTAAGACCACAAGTACCTGACCCTCCAGAAATTCCAAATATAACTTTCAATGATTCATTAAGTAATCAATATAGCGCAGACCAAACTGAATATTATGTACGTAGACTCTATAATGAAGCTTCTTATAATTATAATAACTATAGAAGTTTAAACATAAATGATGAAACACTGGAACAAGATGTTAGTAATATGTTTTTTATAACTTCTGAATTATTAACACGCGCGCGAGTTAATTCGCATAATGCTCGAAGAATTTGCAATCATATTGGAGATATAGAGTTTGCACAATATATGTAATATTTCAATATTTTTATTGTCTTATAGTCTTATAGTTTTATATACTATTTTTATAATCTTATATATTATTTATATATATATATATATATAAATATGCCTTCCACACGGCGCCGTTCATCCTCAATAGTAAGAAGTGCCGCTACGCGAATTCAAAAACGCGTTAGAGGTAAACAAACAAGAAAAAAAACAAGCGCTCTTATGAGAGATAAGATAGATAAGAGAAATTTAGAAATAGCTAATAGAAATTTAGAAATAGATAATGAATGCGCAATATGTCTTGCTGAAGTACAATCAACTGACCCCATTACATCTTTACCATGCGGTCATAGATTTCATACTGAATGTATACAGCGCAGTTTACAGGCAGGTATTGCTGTTTGTCCGTTATGTAGAAGTGTAATACCTAATAATGATTACGCACATTTAGCTAATCCAACTATGACATATGAAGAGGCGCTGATTGCTAGAAATCGCGCACAAGAAGAACGTAGATTAGCAACACAAGCATATAGGAATGCCGTGGCAAGGACAAGCGAATACGAACGCTCTAATAGGAATAGGAATCGAAGACTAAGAGGTGTAAACTCACCAACTTATATTAGATATCTTCAAGCTGAAGAAACTGCCGATGAAGAAGTAAGACGAACACAAGCGAATATAGACCGTTATATGGATACTATTAGGCGGCTTAGCTAATTAAAAAATGAATATTATATTATTATGTTGCTATAAGTTAATAATAATAATATAATATTAAATGACTAATACGCAAAAAAATAAAAAAAAGTATGATACCAAAAATTATGATACCAAAAATTATGATTTAGTAATAATTGGTGGAGGCATAGCAGGTCTTTATACTTTATATAAATTGTCTAAACAGTTTACTAATCTAAAAATATTATTATTAGAATCTGGAGAGCGTTATGGTGGGCGAATATATTCTTATAAAGAAACTATAGATGGCGAAGAATATGTAATGGATTTAGGAGCAGGCCGCTTGGGCCATCATCATAAACTTATAAATACTTTGATTAGTGAACTTGGTCTAAAATCTAAAATTGTAAATATAGTAAATACTAAAACATATATAGAAGTAACAGAAAATAACAAAGCGCACGAAAAAACGCAATACAAAGACTCTATTATGGCTAAATTATACAAATTTTTTCTTAGTCCGCTGGTTTCCAAATTAGGCAAGTCAGCATTGCAAAAGTTTTACTTATATGAATTACTTACAAAATATATGTCTGCTTCATTCTCTCAAAAAGTGGCTTCTGTTTTTGAATATTCTTCAGATTTAAATGAATTAAATGCTTATGATGCAATTGGCTATTTTAAATATGATTATAATAAAGAATCTACTTTTTTTACATTAAATGGGGGATTAGGACAAATTATAGACCATTTATTGATGGCTATAAAACAAACACAGGGTTATAAGCGCAAATATATTAGTATATGTAATCTCTCACACGTTGAAAATGTAACTTATAATGCCAATTTATTTACTATAAGTGTTTCCAATTATAAAAATTCAAATAAAACAACATACTATTGCAACCATTTAATATGTGCTATACCTAAACAGAGTTTAGAAAGTTTAACCATTTTTAAACCGCTGTTGAGAGATTTAGACTCAATAAATCCAATTAATTTGGTGCGTATATTTGAAGTTTATAAAACTGAAAATGGAGAATCATGGTTTAAAAATATTAAAAAAACAATTACAAATAGTAAAGTCCAATTTGTAATCCCTATTAATTCTAATAATGGATTAATTATGTCGAGCTATAGCGATTGTGCTAATGCTAGATTTTGGAATAATTTATTGGCTAAAAAAGGGCTTGATTATGTTAAGCAAACGCTAAATAGCACATTAAATCTAGTCTTTAGCGTATATAACATAAGTGTTCCACCTAGTAAATACATAAAACTGTATTTTTGGGACGCTGGTGTTGCCAATTGGAAGAAAAATGTTGATTCGGATTATTTAAGTTATAAATTAATAAATCCCTTGCCAAATGTTTATATTATTGGAGAGAATTATTCTAAATATCAGGCATGGTGTGAAGGCGCATTAATGACATCTGAAAATTGTATTGATAAACTCATTCCTATTTTAGAACACACTAAGACTAAGACTTTAAAACATACACGCAAACTGGGAACAAATAAGATAGGCGCTAATAAAATTGGTGGAGTTAATAAAAAGAAAGCGTTTACACTTGCTGAAATCAAAAAGCACAATAAAAAGGGGGATGCATGGACGCTAATTGAAAATAAGGTTTATAATATTAGTTCTTGGATTCCAAAACATCCCGGAGGAGAGATTATTATGCAAGCCGTTGGCAAAGACGCAACACAACTTTTTAATTCACGTGGCCATCCTAGTTATGTTAAAAAAACAATTTTACCAAAATATTATATTGGGACTCTTAAAATTGGAACTCTTAAAAAATAATAAGTTTATACTATATAAAATGAGCTTATTATATTTGCCAATGAAATATGTTAATATAGCACATATATTAATTATTGGTGCGTCATTAGTATATATTAGTTATTATCAAAGTAAAACACCATTTTGGATTTATTATTTGTTAATAGTGTTGAGTTTAGGCATAGTATTATTTGTTCCAATTCCCAATTTAGATCTAACTAATTTTAGAAATTTACTGTATATAGCTCATTATATACTATTTATTCCTGGGTTTATAGCACTAGCATATTTTGGATTGCATAATAAGCTAACTAAAGATAGTTATGTTGCATTAGGATTTATTGGAACATTTGTTATAATGTATCATTTATATAAACTATTATTTCGCATAATGTAAGCATAGAGAGCTAAAGAGGTAAAAAAATTATATTAATATTATATTATATTATATTATATTATATTGGTCTAATATAATATGACTAGTATTAATCAAAATACTATTAGAACTCCTAGAATGCGTTTAAGATCCGCAACTCAAAGACAAAATACACCAAGTGCATTAGCACGACGAACACAGGCTTTAGAAACGCGAAGAACCATTTTAGGAAATACTATTAGAGAATTAGAAGCCGATTTAAGACAACAACGCGGAGCACTAGATGCGAAAACAATTGAAGTCGACCGCGCACTAAGTCGTAGAGAAGACAATAAGGAGCGCTATGAAACTTTGAGTCAACAAGAAGAGGATTTAAAAAACACTATTCGTGATAATATTAGACAATCCGAGTTTGGCATGAAATATATAGAATTAAAGCAACGTTATGATGAACTTGTAAAAAATGGAGGCATAGACACTGATAATATTGAAAAACGACTTCATGAACTTGGTTATACTTTCAAAGAACTAATTAGAGCACAACTGCAGCAAATTAATTTTGCAGCTCTTATAGCAGAAATAAAAATAGCGCGCGAAATTTATAGGACAGCAAGTGAACATCATTATAATTTATATCAACAACAACAATACATAAAAGGGGTCATAAGTGACCTTGAGCGTAAACTTAAAATAGCGCTTATTCGTGACAGATTGTTAAATCAAGCGCGCGGTAAAAGACAACGCAAATCTAAAAAAAAGGGCAAAAAAGGCAAAAACACTAGAAAATGATTTATTAACTTATTAACTTACTAACTTGCTATAATATATTATAATATATTATAATATATTATAATTATATATGTCTGATAGTAGTGAAGAATCACCACAGAGAAGAGAACAAAGACCAATAACAACACTAAGAAGAGCAACTGAACTACAACAAACTGCTCTAGCTAATAGAAGGCGCACACTATTTAAAAAAATGGAAAAATTAGGAACTAAATTAGCTAAATTAAATAACAAAATAAGTAGTGTTACTCAAGAATTAACATTAGTAAATAATAGGCTTAGTACTATTAGAGAACGAATACAGTTTTTAACTATAGAAATAAATCGACTTACTCAAGAAGGAATGGAAGGGAATCTTGGAAACGCATATGCTAGGTCGCGTCGCCATTATGAACAATATAGAGTGTCTAATCCAACTGATAGCGAAGGTATAAGCAGTCGTTATGATGAGTCAAGTAATATTCATAGAACTAGTACTGCTGCTATTCAACAAGTTATTAGACCAACAATTGAAGAAGCAGAGTCCGCACTGCGAGCATTAAGTGAAACAAAAAATAACTATGCTACTTTATATGCTCGTAGAGAAAAATTAATGAAAGAAAGAGACGAATTACAAAATAATCTAGACGACTTGCGTAGACAAGATAGAGAGTTAAATCAAGCGCACGGTAAAAGACAACGTCGTTCTAGACGAAAAAAAGGAAAAAAATAAAAAAAAGGACAAAAATTAAAAAAAAGGACAAAAATTAAAAAAGTGTAATGTTATAAAAAACTATTATATATACTATTATATATATACTAGATGCCAGATATTATAAATGAAAATGAAAGAGAAAGAGAAAGAGAAGCATTGGCGCTACAACAAATAGCTTCGCTAAGAAGAAGGCGAGCTTTAGCAAGAAATAATCAAGCTATAACAAGAAGAAGCCGAGATTTACTTAGAGAAAGAAATGAATTAACAACACAATTAGAAAAATTACAGTCTGAACTAAGAACTATTAATGCTAATATAATGGATGTAAATGCTGAAATTGTTACTATTAGGCGACGTATGGAGACTGCGAGTCAAAGAGCAACTCATGGAAGAACACTAGCTACACAAGAACAAATACGAGGTAATATTGGAGACACACATCGTAGCGCACGAAGTGCCTATGAAAATTATAGAAATGCTAATCCTAACGATACTGACGGTATTAGCCAACGTTATAGTGATTATATTGCTATTGGTAGTGCCATTCACGCTACTAGTCAAGAACGCGTTATACCATTAGTTGCCGAAAGCAATAGAGTAGTACACACTATGCTTGCAGCAGAAGAATCATTAATTAATTTAACTAGTCGACAAAGTGTTTTAAGACAAGAAATAGCTGAACTAGAAGCAAGACTTAGTATATTGGATACACAAAGCGACGAGTTAAACCGAGCACGTGGCAAAAAAAGAAGACATAAAAAAGGAACAAAAGTTAAACGCGGAGGCGCGTGGACTTTAAAATATAAACGGTCTATAAATTGTATGCGTCCAAAAGGATTCTCTCAAAAACAATATTGTAAATATGGAAGAAAAAAGTAAAAAAGTAAAAAAGTAAAAAATATAAGTGTATTATAATTTTCTATTTTGTAATTTTCTATTTTGTAATATTTTATTTTATAATTTTCTATACTATATATAATTTATAATATATAGTATATATATAGTATAATATGTCTCCAGTTAATAATACAGCAAGTGCCTTATTTGGATTTCTAATAGCCAGATTGAATAAACTAACAAAAGATATATCAAGTGTTGCTGGTTTCCATGAGTGGAATGATGTTCAACATATAATAGAAACGTTAATAATTGTTAATGAAAAAACAAAGAGTGAAATAGAATATATTTTTGATCATTGGATGCCTTTTTATCATTATAGTACACCACCTCTTTCTATTCCTGCTATGAAAGTTTATAATGCACTAGTAAATATATTGACAGTTAAATTTAATATTTTATCTCGTCCTGTTAATAATGAAACTGTAGAATCATTACTTCTTGACTATAATAAACTTAATAATTTAATACCTATTGCTATTGCTGAATTAAATGTTATTAATCAACTATTAATTGATTTAGACATTGACCCTCCTATTGTTGGACCACTACTGCCTCACTCTTTGCAAAATACAACACCTTTTCCAAGATCTTTTTCGTCTTCATCATCATCTTCGTCTTCGTCTTCGTCTTCAATACACGAAGACCAAGTTCATCCTCTTGATATGGCTGCTGCTAAAATTTACTTTAAAACATATAGAAAATCAAGAAAATCAAGAAAATCAAGAAAATCAAGAAAATCAAGAAAATCAAGAAAATTAAGAAAATCAAGAAAATTAAGAAAATCAAGAAAATTAAGAAAATCAAGAAAATTAAGAAAATCAAGAAAATTAAGAAAATCAAGAAAATTAAGAAAATCAAGAAAATTAAGAAAATAAAATAAGCCAAAAAAATAATATAGTGTTACAATATAGAATGTCTCATCTAAGTTCACCAATGTCAATTGCCATTATGATTTTTTACTCGTTTTTAACATTCTTTATTGGTCCATTTATAACAAGACCCTTTTTAAAAGAGCACCCTGACCATTGTATAGCTGGATTTTTAGTAGGTTTCACAATTAGCATACTTTTATGGATGAAAATAGGAAGACACTATTCAAAATAGTCTAGTAAAAATAAAAATAAAAATAAAAATAATTAACTAGTTAGTTATTTTTATTTAATAATGTTTAGCAATATTCAATGTTTAAACAAATTTTGTCATAACTTTTTGCAAAATATATATCATAGATGCAAACAACATGCTATTAAAAATATAACCATATAAATTAGGATTACCATCAACATTAAACATAAATGGTAATAAATTTTTATTGTATTTCTTAATAGCTGGTAGTTGAAATAAAAAATATACAAGTGCTATTATTATTGGAAGCTGTCCTTCGCCATATAGCATATCATAAAAATTAGAATTGCGCATTTTTCTGTTATTTTCTTCAATCAAATAGTCTGGTGTTTCGTTGTTTTTTATATAATCTTCTTGAACTGGTGGTGGTGGTATATAATTGGGTTTTGTTTGTTCATCATTTGAAATTTGTATAGAATTGTTTGGAATATCTCGTGATGGCAGTGCTGTTGAACCATTTAAACTTGCTTTTTGTATTTGATTTACAAGCTCATTATAGTTTGGTTGTTTATTTAGCACATTATTTTCCATTGTTATTTGATTACTGTTTTGTTGCATTGGATTTTGTGTGCTATATGTTCCTGATGGTATAAATTGATTAATAGCAGGGCCTGGCATTTGATTATTTTGGTTTGAAACTATTTCATTTTTATTTAAAATAATATTTTGCGGTTGTTGTTGTTGCATTAATAGTTGTTGTTGGACGCTATTTATTTGCATATTAGAATTTGGATTTGGATTTGGCAATTCATTTATATATGTTAATCCACTAGAAGACATTAATTAATATATATACCTAAATATTTATTGAATTAAAAACGCAATAAACATTAAAAAGTAGTTCTTTTGTTCCTTTAGTCAATTTCCTCCATATTTGAGTCGTCTTCTTTGTCTTCTTTGTCTTCTTTGTCTTCTTTGTCTTCTTTGTCTTCTTTGTCTTCTTCGTCTTCTTTGTCTTCTTCGTCTTCTTTGTCTTCTTCATCTTCTTCATTGTCATCTTCATCAATAGAAAGACCTAATTGAATAATACGATTAATTCTATTTACAAATGTTGTTGGCTCTTCTAGACTAAAGCCACTATTAATTAGTGCGGACTCAAATAATAGAGTAATTACGTCTTTTAGGCTATTTGTATTAACTTGATTATTAACCTGTGCTTGTAGAGCTTTAATAATGGGATGAGTTGGGTTAAGTTCCAGTGTTTTTTTAGATACCATATAAGAATTCATATTTGGATCGCGTAATGCTTGTGCTTTCATGATTCGTTCCATATTGGCAGACCACCCCGTTTCGGCAGTTACTAATACACATGGACTAGTAACAACACGCTCACTTAGTACCACTTTATCAACTTTGTCTCCTAAAATAGATTTAATGCTATTTGTTAATGGCTTAAAATCCTCAATCTTCTTAGTCCATTCTGTTTTAGATTCATTGGTTTCATCAAATTTTAAACCTTCTTTTGTTACACAAACTAGTTGCTTTCCATCATATTCTCTTAATTGTTGAACACAATATTCATCAATTGGTTCAGTCATAAATAACACATCGTAATTAAGTTTTTTACATTTTTCAATAAAAGGTGAATTTTCAACAGCTTTTTGCGTTTCGCCTGTAATATAGTAAATAGCTTTTTGTGTTTCAGGCATAGCCTCCACATAGTCTTTAAATGAAATCATAGCTGTTTTAGAGTTTGAACTATGAAACATTAATAATTCAGAAAGCTTTTCACGATTTGAAGTGTCTTCATGAATACCTAGTTTAATATTTTTGCCATATTGTTCATAAAACTTTACATAGTCTTCGCGTGTTTGTTTAATTTCGCTAAATAATTCTAAACACTTCTTTACAATGTTTTTCTTAATTACTTTTAGAATTTTGTTTTGCTGTAACATTTCACGCGAAATATTTAGGGGTAAGTCTTCGGAATCAACAACGCCTTTAACAAATCCTAACCACTCGGGAATTAAGTCTTCGCATTTATCACTAATAAATACACGACGCACATATAATTTAATAGAGCCTTGTTTCTTTGTTTTTGGTTCAAAAATATCATATGGAGCGCGCTTTTGTACGAACAATAGACACTTAAACTCTAGCTGTCCTTCTACTGAAAAATGTTTAACTGCTAAATAATCTTCCCAATCGTTTGTAAGTCCTTTATAAAAAGCAACATATTCTTCTTTACTAACTTCTTCTGGTTTTTTAGACCAGATTGGTTTTTGTTTATTTAATAGTTCTAGCTCTTTATGAACTTCGGTAATCGTTTTTGTAACTGTTTGTTTTTTGTCTTTGTTTTCATCTTTTTCTTCGTCTAAATCTTCAATAGTAGGTTCGTCTTCTTTGTCTTCTTTGTCTTCTTTGTCTTCTTCTTCTACTTCCTCTTCCTCTTCTTCTACTTCTTTAGACACTGTTTTTTCAACACTAAGACTAATAGGATAATTAATAAACTCAGAATGTGTCTTTACTAGTTCTTTAATTCTGTGTTCTTCTAAATATTCAAGCTGGTCTTCTTTTAAATAACACACAATTTTTGTTCCGCGACCTAGTTGTTCTTCACTGTTATCTTTTTTCACAGTAAAAGAACCACCAGCATTAGATTCCCATACATATTGGTCATCGTCATTATGTTTTGAAGTAACTACAACGCGGTCGCTTGTTAAATATGTTGAATAAAACCCGACTCCAAATTGCCCGATTAAATTGACATCTGTTCCTAGTTTCATTGCTTCCATAAAGCCCTTTGTTCCTGATTGCGCAATAGTTCCTAAATTGGTAATCATATCTGCTTTTGTCATACCAATACCCGAATCCACAATAGTTAATGTTTTATTTGCTTTATCTGGAATAATATTAATATATAGTTCTGGATTAGAAGCTAATACGTCTTTGTTTGTTAATGATAAATGCCGCACTTTATCTAGAGCATCAGATGAATTAGAAATTAACTCGCGTAAAAAAATCTCCTTATTTGAATAAAATGTATTAATAATAAGGGACATAAGCTGATTAATTTCAGCTTGAAAAGCAAATGTTTCTACATCAGGTTGGTCGGGCATAGTATAATATTTTTATAACTCATTTTGCTTTTAAATTAATTTCATAAATATATTTAGTTAAACTATTTATTATACTAAATAAAAAATTAATATATTATATACTATATAATATATAATATATAAATGATAAATAATGTTGTTAAAAATATATTACATACGAGTATGGGAAAAATTATATTATCAATATTATTGGGTCTAGGACTTTCTACACTATTTAGGCAAGTATGTAATTCTAAAGATTGTTATAAGTTTATTGGCCCAAAACATAATGAATTGCGCGATAAAATATTTGCAAGTGACACTACTAAAACAAAATGTTACAGCTTAGTAGAAGAAAATATTCCATGTGGTTCAAAAAGTAAAACACTTGACTATGCTACTGATTTTACTTAAAAGGCACAATTTCAATTTAAAGGCACAATCTCAATTTTGCTCTTGTCACTTGGACACTTTACTTCTTGCACTTTGTAGCCAAAGCAATTTTCTGCCTCATCTTTATACTCTATTTTGTCAATATTGTATCGATTTGGATGTACTATTACTCTTCTATTATAGTCAATATAATAAATATATAGTAATCCTAATAAAAATGTTATTAAAAATACACTTATATTTATATATTTTGATATACTATTTAAAAAGTTAAAGAATACCATTTAATATAATCTAATACTTTATATTTAATCATTTATTTCAACTATTAATTCTTCTGGACTATAAGTATTTTGATATAATATATATTTGTCTTCTTCATTTTGTTCAACATAACATGATTTATATTTTAAATTCATTAAATCTTTTCCAATAACAGCTAGTTTAGTCTTATGTATTTCAATAGCGCTTATTAAATATACAACTTCTCCTGAAGATTTATATAATTCAAGAGCTTCGCTATATTGTTTTTTATATGTTTCAAATTCACTAGTTTTTTCAAGAATCATTGTTTTTAACTCTTCATTATTTGTTATTGAATTATATAAATTTACTAAATTATTATAACTTTCTTGACTATTATTTAATTGTAATTTTAATGATTCAAATAATTCAACTGCTTTTTCTTCTTCAATATAGTTAAATAAAAAATCCAGCTTAGTAGCTATAATTTGTTTTTTATAATTTATTACTTCATTAGAAGACCTTAAAATTCGACTATTAATTTGAGCAAACTGTTTTCGCTTTATAGATAAATCTAAATTACACGGATTAGTGCGATTTCCACAAGTAGCGCGCAATAAGAGAGGTGTTTCTGTAAAAATTGTTCCGCCATCCGCCTTACAATTAATACATTTTGGTTTATATTTAGCAAATGTTTGTTTTTTTTGACTATTATCTATACTCTTATTACTAATTAATTCAGTAATTTTTTTTTGCTTAATATCCTCATATTTGTTTTTTAATTTATAATATTTACCCACCTCATCATAATATGGTTTTAGTGAATCAATGCTCATAGTATTATATTATAAAGTTAGTTATATAATATAAATTTTTATTTTATTTACTATTATTTAATTTTTATTTAATTTTTATTATATTAAATAAGAAATAAGAATTAAATAAACACGATGTTTTAAGAAAAGTATACTGTTTTGTGTAATAAATTGGCTTCCGGATGATTACTATAATCAGGTAAATTTGTTATCATATTGTTTCTAATTTTTTGCTGTTGATCAAGATTTTGTCGATTATAATAGACTAATTTAGACATTATATATTCTTTGTCTTTAAGTGTTTTTTCATAATAAGATTTATAATTATGCGGTCCCTTATAGCGAGTATATAATAATATAGCTAAAATCAAACAAAAAGCAGAAAACATTAATATGTTATAAAATGTGTTATAATTAGTTTGCTTATATTTATTACAACCTTTTAATACTTCTTTAAAAAATAACCTAACACCATCATCAACTAGTTTTGGATTAGTTCCATTATTTATAGAATTGGCGCTGTGTTTTATAGAATTATATTGTAAATTAGTATAATCAAGTATATTAAAGTTCATTATACTAATATATTAATCATTTTTTTTTATTTATGTTTTAATTTATTTTAAATTATATTATAATATAAGAATATGGCTAGTACTGAAGCTTCTGTTCAAGGAAGCCCTTTAATATTTTTTTTTTTTATAACACTAGGGTTTCTAATTTTTACTTTATTTAGTATACAAAATGCTAAGTCAATTGACTCTATTGACAAAGCCAAAGATGGTAGCACGTTAACTATTATATATGTATGTATACTAATGATTGGATCATATTTTATAAATACAACAATATCTAAAGCACTTTGTAATAGTCAAACTATTCGTTGGACTGATATATTATTGGCTACATTATTGCCTTGGATTATTATATTTTTTAGTTTATTTATAATTTTAAAAATATTTCCTGGCTGGGTAACACCTTTTTCTAATACTGTTGGTTATCTAGTAATAAGTATTTTGGGAGTTGAAACCACATTAACAAATATACTTAATGAACAAACAGATGCTCAAAATGATTTAGCTAAAGCAATTGCAAATATTAAACATAATAAATCCAACTTTATTAATCAAATAGATATTCATAAAACTACTTTTTTAGAGTTTATTAAAGCCTTAATAGCTGCTAATATTATAAAGTTAAATAAGTCAGTTGCTGGACTTGTAAGAGAAGGAGTTCCAGAAAGAGGTTCAGAAAGAAGACCAAAAATAGGAACAGAAAGTGGAACAGAAAGAAGAACAGAAAGAGAACCAGAACCAGTAATAGAAGGAGGAAGACAACGAGGAGCAAGACAACGAGGAGGAGACGATGCAGAAGTAAAGGCTGAAGCAAAGAGGGATGAACCAATAGGAGCAGAAAGAACAAAAGGGCTTGGAGCTAGAAGACCAGACAGTGCTATAGCAGCGGCAGATCCTAGTAACCCAGAAAACAACCCCGATATTACAAACTTGTATAAACTCTTAGTTATTAAAAATGTAATTGGACAAATTACATGGTATACACTAGCGGGTATATTAGTTAGCTCAGTTAGTGAAAATTATATTATAAATATGTCTTGTGACAAATCATTAGAAGAAATTACAGCCGATTTAAACAATGCCGAAATTAAAAGTCTTGAATATGTGCAAAAAACTAAATAAAGAATGCTAAATATTAACTATTTAAGGTTTGCTTTAAGCTACATATTTATTATAATTTACATAACACAATATACAAAAATATATAAGTATTGCTAAAATAATTACCATTAGCCATAATGGTAATATTGTTTTATTTTTATAACCTATTCCAAACTCGCGCGGCTTACCATTTTTATCAAACATCAGTGTTGGTTTAGTTGCTAATAGTATTGCAAATAATACTAAAAATATTATCAATGATACTAACATTATATTATTCACAATAAATAGTCTTAACATACTTAATATTATATATTATTTATAATATATAATAATAACCCTTATATTTTTATAATTAAAAATTTATGTTTAAAATTATGATTATGTTTTAGCCCTAAATAAACAAATAAATGAAAATTGTCGTTAGTATACTATAATATTGTTGCCTAGTCTTTAATTTGTTTTTATAAAGTCTTTAACCAGCTTCTACATTAACTAAATTAGTCTGAATAGTTGGAGTTCTTGAATTAGTAATAATTTGAGTTAATATTTCCTCATGTCGTCTTTCAAATCTCAGCCTTTCTCTTATACGCCTATCTCTCTCTGCTAAATAAGTTCGAGCCAATAATTCTTCGCGTTCTGCTATTCTTGTTAATCTTGCACGATTAAAAAAATTAGCATGGTCTGCTCTTTCCCGAGCAGCTGATGCCTTTATTCTTTGATTTTGCCATTTAGTTCGAGCATTGGTTACTGCTCTAGACAATCTTGTCCATTGAATATGTAAGCTAGATATATTTGTGTGATGTGATTGTCTAGATGTGTGCCGATTACGAGATGTTCGATAAATAGTATGCCTTAATCCAACATTATTTCGATTTATAGTTTGATTTGTATTTTGATTTATAACTGGTATTGGAGCTCTACATAATGGACATTGAGCATTATAATCATTATCAATAACTGGTTTAATACATTTTGCGTGAAATTTATGACCACAAGGCAAAGTGCTTATTAGTCTGGGAAACAACATTTTAGCTAAACATATAGAACAAACATCGGCGTTTTTTGATTTGGCTAATGTGGTTTTAAACGATTCTTGTATTTTTTGCGCACTACTTTCTTTATGTAAGTTGTCTAATGTTTGTCTTTGCTTAATAGTTTTTCTTATATTAGTTAGAAATTGACTAGCAATAAGCTTTCGTTTGTGTGTAAAAGAATTACTTTTACTTTTACTTTTACTTTTACTTTTTTTTCTTGTGCTTTTAAATAGCGAAGAAATAAAGTTGGTGGGGTTGGGCATCACTAAGATAATACTATATAATAATTTGTGCTAATATATTAGCATAAATGCTAATTTAATATAATTTATTATAATTTAGTATAAATTATAATATAATATATTATTAATTAGTCCATTAACAATTATTATATTATGAAGTATAATAACAAAATTGTTAAAAATGATTTTTCGCAATTGTTTAAGCTTTTATATGTTAAAAAATTCTTTTTTATGTTAATTTTAATAAACTTGCTAATTCAAGTAGCTATTACTTATTACGTTCATATAAATTTTAACCGAGTTGAACTTACTAAAAATGACAAAGTTCGCCGACTACTTATTATTGGAGCGCATATATTAAGTTTTGTTTTTATAATTATTTTAGATGTTGTTCCTATGCCACATTGGTTAAAATTTATACTATTTTCTCTCTTTTCGGTAACAATGGGAATAATTTTAGAAGACATAAAACCTTATGTTGATGAAGAGATCATTAGAACAGCATTTATAGGTTCTATTAGTATATTTGTTTTGTTGTTTTCGTTTGCTCTAGCTCTTATAGCAAGCACTATACAATTGCCTTATAAAATTGGTCTTGGTCTATTTTTTGCCTTATTAGTTTTGTTAATTAGTAGCATAATTCAATATTTTATATATTTATCTTCCATACTTAAAAAGACGCTTCTTGGTTTTACATTATTTTTATTTTCTGTATATGTTGTATATGCTACAAATATTATAGTTCAATGCGATTATGGTGGAGATTTTATAACAGCATCTATGGATTATTATTTAGAGCTATTTAATATTTGTGTGGCGCTATTATATGATATTAGTATGAAACTATTTTATAGTGTTAAAAATGGTCTTAAAAATGATGTTAGCTAATAGTCTTATACTATTTGACGAGTATTGTCTATATTGTCTATATTGTCTATATTGTCTATATTATCTATATTGTAAATAGACTTATAAGTAAGATATTTCTCATATGCTGTTATATAAAGACTTAATGCGTCATTATACATGTCGTGTGCTTCATTTCTTAATCTAGTAGCTTCTTTTAACCGACGTCTCATAACTACTTCAAGTGCAGGGTTGTCTTCAATGTCCTCATTAAGTTTAAGTACATAAGCAGACGAGTCATCCCACATAGCTTTTGTTCTATTCATATTCTCTTCGTAGTCATCAACTAGAAGTTTAAGAAGTGTAAGAAATTTAATAACTAATTCTGGTTTAAGTTTACTTGGGTCTAAACTTGTTAATGGAATATGTCTTTTACATGACGAACATCTTAAGTCAGTCTCACGAGTATTATTTACATATTTATATAAACATCTAGTATGCAAAGTATGGCCGCATTGTAATGTTGTTATTGGTTCTTTTAAGTCAATCTTTGATAAGCATATTGGACATTCATCAGATTTTTTAATAATAGTTATAGCTGAGTTTAATTTTGTTTTTAGTTTTTGTGTTAGAGCTCTGGATTTATTAGAACGTTCTAATACTTTTGATTTATAACTATTAAGCTTACTAACAAATCGTGTAGCAATAAGGTTACGTTTTCGCGTAAAAGAATTGCTTCTACTTTTGCTTCTACTTTCGCTTCTACTTTTACTTGGTAATATTAACTCTACTTTTCTTGTTCTACTATTATTAAATAGTGGAAAATTTTTAAATAGTGGCATATATTATATAATAAGATTTTATTGCATATAATTATTGCATAGAAAGCGGAATATTGCCAAATGTTCTGTCACTTACAAGTGTATTAACTCGCGTTCCAGTTCTATTAGGTTGAACGCGTCTACACGTAGGACATACATTATTTACTTTGAGCCATGCTTCTATGCACTCATTATGAAATTTATGGTTACAATTTAGTGTTTTTATATTTGAACTATTAAACATGGAACCCGTGCATATAGCACATATTCCATTAACTAAAGCCTTTCTGAATGTGCGTTGAAGTGTTTTTGCCGCGCGTTTTTTTCTAAATCTTGTATATGAATTTGACTTAGAACGTGACTTTGAACCTGACTTTGAATGTGACTTTGAACCTGACTTTTTAGATGATACACTTTGAGGCATTATATACAATCTAAATAATATATTATTTTGCTAATATATTATTTTGCTATTTTTGCTTTGCTATTTTTGCTTTGCTACGTCTTTTACGTAGTGTTCTTCTTTTTTTACCTGGTGCTTCTGCTTGTGCTTGTCTTCTTACAAACCCATTTTGTCTATATGGGAGCAATGGGACCGTTATACGAGCATGTAATGGAACATTCATTGCTCCTATAATTGAATCACATATGTTTATTAATGTGGCAATTTCTGTTTCATTTACTGGTGGAAAATGATTAGTTAGTAAATTTCTTAATAAATTTATATCTTCATAAAGATTGGGTAAACGTAAGACACCAGCTATAGTTCTATCAGGTATTGTTCTTAATATATCATCTTTTATAGCACTTAGCGTAGCTGGGTCTGGATTTGTTCTTCTTAAAACAATTACAAATCTTATTAAATTATTATAAAAATTAGGAACACGTGTTTCAAACTCATTTTCAAAATCTTTTTTACTTACCATAGTTCGTCTACTTTTCTGAATTCTGGATGACGAATAATCACGTAATACCTTATTTGTTACATCTCGGTATGCTCCATTAAACAGACTGGCCATGAGAACTTTTCTTTCTAAAAATCGATTGCCTGCTTTCTTGTTTAGCTTTAATGTCTTACGACCTGTTTTACGCATTTATATATAAAAATATTATTTATAAGTATACTATTTTTATATTGGAAAATTACTAAATGTAATTGAAAATTAGAATAGTAATTTGTTAAAGTTACCGCTTCAATCATAATCTTCGTGGTTTCCGTTCGCATAATCGTCATCATTATCATAATTGAAATCATCATCATCTGGAATGTTAGACATACTATATTCTTCGGCATCAATAGCAGCGTCGTTATGCATTTGTTCTTCTAAATCTAAGTCGTATATTTCTTTGTTCATTGCTGTTACATTATTGTTGCGCTGTAATTTCCGCTCTTTTAGTGCTTGTTTTTCTAATGCTTCGCGTTCTTGGTCGTAGTTTTCTTTTACATATTGTGTTAACCCTTTTTGCATTCCTACATTCCATTTTTCTAATTTATTATTTTTCAAAATATTTTCGATTTCGCGCTCTTCATCAGAGAGATTTTTCAAAAAGTCGGTTATTAATGTTTTCTCCTTTTCTTTTGCCATAACAATTTTCTCTTTTACTTTGGCATACCCAGTGTTTATTAAATTATAATGTGTGTTCATTATATTTGAATAGCACATTATATAGTTTATGATGGTCTTCATAAATTCGTCTTTATTGTAAGTGCTAGAGTCAATATTTTGCAGTTGTAACATAAACTCTTGGTCTTCACTAATATTTAATAGTTCGTTAAGTATATTATAAAAAATGTAATTATAAAAAAGGGTTATTAATTTGTCATCAAATATACTGTTTATTTGACTGGAAGCCGGTTTTTCTGGGTCTACAGATTTTAGCAATGACTTATTATACAAAAATACTTTCATCATTTGCGTCAATAGTTTCAGCTTTTGTGCTACTAGTTTGAACGCTAGTGTTAATTCATGTTTATTAGTAAATGTATTTAATGACACATAATATTTTTGTATTATGTTGTAAATATCAGAAATATGGACTGCTGATAAATTCCAATGTTTGGGAATTGCGCCATAATTTACATTGCTATTAATAATAATTGACGGGAAAATGTATAATATATTGTTAATATAATTTTGGTAAAAAGTAATGTTTTCAACATCAATTGCTAATGTTAGTGTTTGACTAAAGCTGGCAAACTCGCTTTTACTAATATTTGTTTGACTGCTTACTATTTGTAATATTTTTTGTTGTAATGCATTGTTTGTGCGACCCAAGTAATTTTTTAAGTCACGTAATTCACGATTATCGTCAGCAATAATAGAAAATGTATCCAACATTAACTCCAATTTACTAACAAACATATCATCTAATTTGTAATAACTATTATTTGAATAAGCATCTATTATTATTCGTAGTGCTTCCACATTATTAATAATAGTAAAGTTGATAGGAACATTTATAATATTGTTTTTGCTTACAATATGTATTAATTCTATAAATGACGCAAAATTATAGATTTTTCCATCATTTTTGAGAGATTGAATAATTTCTTTAATTGATTTACTAGAATCATAAGTTTGCGGTTTATCCATACATAGCCCTTTTAGTTCATCATCAATTGGAATTTGATTCGCAAAATTACAAAAATAGATAAACGCTTTATATACTAACTCTTCGCTAAACGCACTATATTGTGTTATGATTTTTTGTTGAGTGTTTAATGGCACATAAATTTGCGATGAATATGTTAAATTGTCAATACCTTTAAGTATAGTATTGTAAAAACTTGCCAAGTTATTATAATCTACTATAGTGGGATTAGCGCTTATAAAATATTGAATGCTGTTTTTTTGCGAATTACAGCACGCATTTTCCAAAAATGGATTGTCATTTGAATTTTTTAATAATGGACTATTGGCTTTTACAACATTTTGAATTAATTCTATAATATGATTGGCGCAACTTATCCCCTTTGACTCGACTAATTCTTTAATATTATTTTTAGAGCCGCGAGAGAATGTTTCGTATAATGTGTTCTTAAAATTAACGTCTAATGGTTCTAATGCTTGAGCGTCTATTTTAATGTCGTTTAATGGGGGATTGAAAGTATGCCATATATTAATAGATAAGTATGTGGGGATTGTGCTGCTAATAGTGTCTTGGCTTAGCAAATATTCGCGCTTTTTGTTTAGATGTTCTACTAAGTCTTTGTTTTGAACTATATATTTTGATACTAGTTGTTCTATATTTTTAATGAGTGTACTTTCGGACATTTTTAATATGCTGTTCCAAGGAACAATTGAACTTTTTATTTTATTTGCTATACAAGCTACATAAGTAATTGATGTTTTGTCTTGTTCCCCATCTAACGGATATCCACTAAATGACTTAATACATCCTGGAAATGTTTTCTTAGACGTTAAGACTGGAATAGCGATTTGAATAGCATATACTATAAATGCCAAAGTTAATAATAACAATGATGAATTATACATATCTTCATAAGGCGGATTGTGTTTTGCCTTGCCTTCTTTTTTGGCTACTTTAAGCAACATTTCCTCGTATTTTTGCTTTGATGGAATGTTTGAATTTAACAGAGCCAATACATTATTTATTATAAGTTCATGATTGTGTGATATATTTATTCCCATCATAAGACTCATTGCTTTTATAATATTTATAATTACTTGGACATTAGGATTTAATGATTTTGTTACAGGCTCTAAGTTTATTGCGTAATCATTTTCTAATTGTTCTCGAGTAAAAACTTTAAAACCTTTATCATCATAGCCCTCGTCGTTGTCAAATTCAATAGCTTTAATAATATAACCACTATGTTTGTCTACCCAAAAATTATTATCATCACTAATAGTGCCTTGAGTTGCGCATAATGTATCCAATTCTAATAAATAATTTTGCTTGGTTAAAAACGCATTTGAAAGGCGCAATAAAAATTGGGGCATCAATTTTACACTTGTTTTTATACAATAGAGCCAATACACGTTTTCGTCATTTATTGCATTTCGTGTATAATTTAGACAAAATCGCTTTATTAATTCGTATTTTAATGATAAATCTTTGATTTTTAATATGTTATTTTTTAATTGTTCATATGGAGATGTGAGAATTTTTGATTCATAAGGTTCTTCTAAACTTAGCAAATAATTATTAGTATATTCGTTTTTAACTTTATTTAGCTCTGTTATTTTTTCTATTCTTTTTTTAGCATTTTCATAATTACTAGTGATTTTGGTCTTAATTTCTTCTATACTAAAATTGTATTTGCTTTCGAATGTTTTTAATATGTCCTGAACTTCTGTATCAAGATTTTTCTTTTTGGTTCCACTAATTGAGTTGCATTTGTCATCTTTACTTATACACTCTTTATTTACATCGCAAAATATTTGATTGTTGTCAATATAAAACTTGTCTTCAAATGTTGGGTCTAATATCCACACATTATTTTCTCGTTTATAAATATAGTTTTTAGAACTTGCTTTGTCTTTTAATAGCGCATAGTCGCCATCTATTATTTCGCGCTTTTCGTCCATTATTGATTTAGCCTCTCTTAAGGCTTGGGCCCGTGTTAATTTCATAATAGACATTAAGTTTGTTGTTAAAAACTCTAAGAACGCATTGCTATCCATTGTTTTTTCCTCGCGTTCAAACTGTTTTAGCATGCTATACATTGTTTTATCGTATATTGAATCAAAAAATATTAGTTTATTATTATCATTTTCGAGAGATTGTAGAGTCTTATATGCCTTACTTAATATATATTTTTCGCAAGTTGCCTGAACTTCGTCAAGCTCTTTAAACAAAATGTCTTTTGAAGATAAGGGTTTAGGGTTGTTTGGATCATTTGGATTGTTGGGATCTTTAGGAGATTCGGGATTCTCAGGATTAGATAACTCTTTCTCTCGTGCTTTAATAAAATTATCTAGTAAATTTCCAACAACTAAATCCATTATATTTTTATTTAGTGCTTGTAAGAAAAATTCGCCGCTGTCTACATTATACAAAAAGCTGACTAATTCTTCATAATTAGCAAATAGTGCTTCGCTTACATTATAAAAAGTAAATAGCTCGTCTTTTAGCTCTTTAGACAATAATTCAAATGAAAAATTTATGTTTTCATTTTTGCCTTTAATGGCTAAACTATTTGATGCTTTTATGTTATTCAAAATCTTGGCAAAATTTGCCTCATTTGAAGTATAAATTTTTTTGTATTCTTCAATGTTGCTTGTTATGAGAGATTTTATAAATTTATAATCATTATAATGTAAATTATAACAATCAATGTTAAGAGCTTGTAAATCGTATATAAAACTTAATAAACTATATTTGCGATGGTTGAGAGATTGTGGGCTATAATTTGAAACATATTCGTTTATTAATGCCTTATTAGTTGGAATAAACGATTCAAGTAAATAGTTCATCTTTTCCAAATATGGAAGCTCGATTGACTTATCAATTGTAAAATAATTAATGTTTTTTAAGAAACTAGCATTATGTATATTGGTGTGACTATTTACATACTTATTTAATTCATCGTTTTCTAAGACATACTTATTATAAATAGTAGCATTATTTAAGAAAGTGCTTGAGTTTATAAAATTAATATTTAGATTAGCTTTGTCGCCTATAGTCGTATAATTAGTATTAGACTTTGAAAACTCAAATAACGGCAATGGTAAGGTTATAAATCCAATTATATTTACAAAATCATTTGCTGTTAGCTTTGTTGGTCTTGTGAATTTTTTATTATTAACATAATGTGACTCTAACATAGTTAGGCCTTCATTATATACATCAATCATAAATCGGCTCTTTGACAATGTTCCTTTAACTATGGCGTAATTATAAAAATCATCGACAATATCATTTATCATCATAATTTGTGCGTTTACATTTATATTTTCTGGGCTAGTGTTTGTATAATTATCAAATAATTGAGTAAGAGCTTTTATGTGTTCTTTATAATTATTTATTTTTTCTTTTGAGCTGTTATTCATCCATTTTAGCGATGTGGATGTTAATGCTTCAATAAATTCACCCATAGGTTGATAATTAAAGTCGGTTTCGTCTGCGTTGCTATCTTCATTTTCGCTTATTATTAAATTTCGCGCATTATCTAACACGGGAAGCAAAAAATACATTTTTTTGTTTAAATTAAAAAGTTGTTCTTTTAAATATTTATAATGTTCGCCTCGTTCGCTTGGAATTATTGGATAATTGTTTGCGTCAAAAGTTGAATAAGTGGCTCGTAATTGGACATAATAATTTATTTCACTGTGAATTTGCTTTATTACTTTTTCTGTGCGTTGTTCTGGTAAATAAGCATTTATTAGTTTATCTAAATAATCATTTGTTTGTTTGTCTAAACTATAGCGTTGCTCTTCTTCTGAAACATTTACTTCGTGTTCTAGGTCGTCTAATTGTTCTCCTAGTTCAATAGTGTCAATTATTAGCGCCTCAAGGTCTTCTCTAGAGTCGTAGCTTTTTAAATCATAATCTAATTCACCATTTGGGTCTTGAATTAAAAACGACTTTGACTCGTCGTCACCTGAACTAGGTTCAAGTTGAGGGTCTGACGACGATGCTAACTCTAATTGTGCTTCATCTACTTTATCCCGCACAATAATTTTGTCAATATTTAAATCTTCGGGTATACCAGAATAGGCAAAATCTATATATATTATAGTATTACCGGGCACTATTGTAACTTCAATCATATCATTTTCTATGTTGCTTATAAAACCATTTACTACAGATGGTAATGGTTCTCCAAAATAAATAGAAATATATTTTTTGATAGCTAGATTATTTTGCACTATAAAACTTGGACTACTAACTCTGCTTAGTATAATTATGTTTGCTATTGACTCTTCTTCTAATTTTCCTAATTGTGAGAGAGTTAAAGTAAGCGTGCCATCCGAGTTTACTAATACTACTTTTGATTTATTTATAAATTTAATAAAATAAACTTTATCGTGAAGACCACTGTTTGTTGGGGCATCTAATTTAATAATGTCCCCCAGTTGAAGATTTACAGAACTTACTGTTTCAGGAAGTTCTGGGTTAGACATTTGACTTTTAATAGCACTCATAATATTATATTTATAATATAATATTTATAATTGAATTTTTATAATTGCATTTTTATAATTGCATTTTTATAATTGCATTTTTATAATACTATTATTATAATATATTTTTATAAAAATAGTATTAAATTATGTTATATGAACTGTTTAAAATGATTATTTACACGGTTTAAAATGATTATTTAAATGGTTTAAAGCTTAAATCATTAATAATAGTATTACCATTATTATATGGTAAACATTGTAAATTCTATTAATCTTAATGTTACACATGCCTTGGTCAATGAAGACAATTATTTTACTATCAAAAAATACACATTTAATAACAATGAATATAAAATTATTAGATATAACAAGGCAAAGCTAAAAGAACTAAATATAATTAGTGATTATAATAAATACAATACTATTTCTAAATTTCGTTCGGTCATTATTAGAAATAATAAAGTTGTATGCTTTGCTCCCGAAAAATCAGTTGATTATTCATATTTTGTAAATAAATACAGCACAGAAAGTAGTTGGTTAGAAGATTACATTGACGGAACAATGATTAATGTTTTTTATGATACTATTAAGGAGACTTGGGAAATTGCTACGCGGTCAAGTGTAGGCGCAAATATTGTGTTTTTTAATGATGTTAAAAACTATAAATATTTTGACAATAACAATTATTTTAAAGACTATTATAATCTTACATTTCGCTCTATGTTTTTTGAGGCGTGTAATAGTAATAATTTTGATCTAAATTGTTTGGATAAAAAATATGTCTATAGTTTTGTATTACAACATCCATTTAATCGTATTGTTACGACAATTAGCGCTCCAACTATTTATTTAGTTAAAATATATGAAATTACTCATCCAATTAATAATGTGCTAAGTGTTGATAATCTAAATCATGTTATTGTGCATGAAATTGATATTCAGTCATTAATTAATGTTCCGCCATATATTTTTCTAAATAGCACTGTTAAATTGGCGGCAAAATATCCTGTTTCTAATTTTCAAGAAATTAAGGACTTTTATGAGTCTAATAATGCGTCATATCATTGTGTTGGGTGCTTTTTGTATAGCAAAGACGGAAGTCGGAGCAAAATTAGGAATGTAAGTTATGAAGAAGTTAGGAAGCTTAGAGGTAACCAACCGAAATTACAGTTTAATTATTTAACGCTAAAGCAGCAAAATAAAGTTAAAGAATTTCTACAATATTATCCAGAACATACTTTGATTTTTAACAAATTTAAACTTGCGCTTTACTATTATACAAGCAATTTATTTATGAATTATGTTAGTTGTTTTATTCGTAAAGAAAAACCATTAAAAGAATATGATTTTGAATATAAAACACATATGTATAAACTTCATGAAAAATATAAAAATGAACTTAAACAGGAAAAGAAAGTTGTTGATAAAAAGTTTGTGATTAGTTATGTAAATAGTCTTCCGCCTTCTCAGCAAATGTTTCTTTGTAATTTTAAAAATCACAAAACAACGGAGTCTAATGATACAAGCTCAACAGGGAATGGTTGTGTCGACACATCTGTTACTAGCATGAATGTATGTCCGTCATCGCAAATGACTAGTGCTTCGAATGTTGAAGAATGTGAAAAAGGCGAAGAATGTGAATGTGACACTATGGATTATTAGAAATATTATTACATTATAACATTTTTACATTATAACATTCTTACATTATTTTTACATTTTTTATATTATTTTCATAAATTATTTAAAAATAATATAATAGACTATAGTAATATGGGAAACTTTTGTAGCTTTTTAAAGAAAAAAATTAATAATGAATCAATTAACACTAACAATAACAATAGTCCATTTTTAAAAAATATGGACGATGTAAAAAATAGTGATGCAAAAATAGACATATACTTAGATGAAGATGATAATAAGAACTTGCCTGCGTATAGTCAAGTATAGCACTTATGTTTAATCGTAATACTACTTTTGTCTTCTATTTTGTAGCTTTTTCCTTGTTATTTTTCTACTTTTTTTTCTGTTTATAGTTTTATTTTTTCTTTTTTTACTTTTTTTACTTTTTTTACTTTTATTATTTATTTGCTTACTTGCTATAAATTTATTAATTCTATTTTTATAAATGAAACCACCACCTTCACTTGTAGGGGTATATAATACTCTAGTAATTATTGTCGTATAAGCAACTAATTCCTCGGGCGGAATTAGTTCATACATATTAGAATAAGGGCTGTCTATTGGTTTATTAAGATAAAAATGAAATGGTGATTTGTATTTGGTTAATACTCTACACATACCAATAATACATACCGCATGCAAGTAATTTTTGTCTTGTATGTGTCTCTTAATAGTAGTATAAATATTTATTTCTGTTGCTGTTGTTTTAACTCTATCATATAACTCTAGTAACAATTTATTAGTTGTTGCACGAGGTATATCTGTATCAAGTTCTAATTCTGCTTTCATTTCGGCTTCAGTAGCCCAATATTTTGACCGACCAAAATCTATTATCTTAAGTTTAATGTCTTCATTTTCAACAAAAATAAAAACATTGTTAGGATGTAAATCCCCATGAATACAGCGCAAATCAAACAATTGCAGTGTCAACAAATGAATAACTAATGTCATAAAAGATTTTTTACTCAATCCAAATAGTGTATTTTCGAGGTGTCTAGAACTAGCCTCCTGTAAATCACGTCCATTTATACTTGTTAATTGTGAACTAGTAGCACTGCTATAGTGTATTTTGTCTTTGTCACAAAAATCTCGTAATGTGCAACAATCAAAAAATTCCATAAAAAGAAATCTTCCGCTTAATGAAGATAATGTGTCCATTTTTTTATGTTTCGTTAGTATTTGATAATCACGATTGAAGGCTTCTAGAGTATAAGATTCTATATCCTCATATAAAGTACCTACCCCTTTCTCTGACTCTTCATCTTCTAAATTAAGTTTAAGCAATGAGAATAGTGAATTGCTATCATGTTCCACACTCCCAAATTGTGTTATTGACTCCTCATATAAAAAACTTGGACATATTGGGTCATCATTTGCTTGTGCTCCAAGTACTTTAGCTATATTAATCTCTCTGGTAAATTGATCCATATCATAGCCAGAGTGAATTATTTCTGGGTCACCAGATTCAATTCTTTTCCATGTATATACAAAAAACTTAAGTATTATTACTTTAGTAGATGATGGTTCTACTTTTATTAAACTACTTGGTCTAAAGTAGTGTTGAAAATTGCTATCAAATGTTATTTTAAATACAAATACAATTCCATCTCTAGAATCCTCATGGATTTTAGAGATTTTTGTTTCTTGATGATCTAATATAGCTAGTAATGCTTCTTTTTGTATTGTTTCATCTTGACTGGTAAATTGAAGAACACCACCTTTAAGTACCATATATATAGTATATAAAATATTATATAGTATATAAATTTAAGAAATAATAAATAAGAGCTAAGGAAAAAAACTAATGCTAAGGAATTTCAACATCTTCTTTTTTTACTAATACATTGGGTCTAGTAAGTTTAGAAGGGGGTTTAACAATGCCTCTATGCATTTTTTGCTTTTGCGATAAACAATCATAAGGAACTTTCATATAAATTGTTGTTTTGTTTTTTTGTCACAGCAATAGTGTAAAAAAAGACCATATATATAGTATAGATTATACTGTTTATATACTATTTATATACTATTTTTATATACTATTTATATACTATTTTTATATACTATTTTATACTTTTTATATACTATTTATATACTTTTTATATACTATTTATATACTATTTTTATATACTATTTTTTTATACTATTTTATAAAACCTGTTATTTACTTTGAAGCAAAATATTCTTTAATAGAATTGATTACTAAAATAGCATCATTTACACAGTCTTCAAGGTTCAATAAAATATCTTCTTTAGTAATTTGTGTTTTATAAGAACATTTAATAATACTAAATGTATCGTGTGGATGTTTTTTTAGAAAACTCACATAATTTAAAGTCTTTGATTTTAGAAAGTATTTACTATAAAAATTATATTCCAAAATTTTACCAATCGTGTAGTCCTCGTTTTCAAGTGTAATAGTATAACAATTTTCCATAGTGTCTTCAGAAAGACTAATGTAATCGTTATTTATTTTGATTTTTTCCAATGAGCTATATAGTTTTTTAATTAAAATAGACGCCGCCAATTCAACAATCTTAAAATTATTATATACTCCTAATGTTTCTATAATAAAATCAAAGCTGTCTTCTATAAAGATGCGCTTTGAATCCAAAATTAACCAGTCTTTCTTAATTGTTTCTATGTCTTCTTTGCTATAGCTTTTAGCTAACTCGGCCGATTTTACTTCCCAAGCGTCTTTGATTTTTACCAAATCTACTGTATTTCCATAACTACAAGTGCTTACGACATTAAACATACCGTCATTTTTGGCATTACTAATGCTAAATTTTGCTTCTAAATGTAGCTGCTCTTTATCCATATTTGATGCAATTTGTGGTCTAAGACGTAATAGTTCTACAAAGTCACCACTAATTGGATCGGGGGGGAAGATTTTGCCTACTTCCGCTTGTGTTAAGTATTTATTTGTTTTAATATTTTTAATCTTGAAGTCTTCACTTGTAACATAAATAATAGTATTAGTAGCATTTGCCTTATTAATTTCTAAAATATATTCATCAAGTGGAAATTCATATGGGCTTTCAATATGAATTGGAATACTGCTTAAACGCTGTTTTAGCAATTCATTATTTAAGCGTGATTTATTAGTGTATATAGACACATTGTTTTTTTCGTATGGGTAACTTTCTATAACAAGAGTTGGAATTTCTGATAAAATAATTCTGCGTAATCCATTAGCATAACTAACATTTACATTACTAAGTGTAAATGTTAATGTTCCGTTTTTTTCATCAACATCTGTTATTCTTGCTTTAAACGACATTATTATATAGTATAATTATAATTTGACTTTATATTTTCAATTTTTAATTATAATATATTTATTTTTAACTATTTAGTTAAAGTATTTAGTTAAAAATAATATTAAAAAATATTGCTAAAAGTAATATAAACAACATGGGTTCAATATTATATTATAGTAATTATTGCGACAATTGTAAAAAATTATTGACACTTTTATCAAAGTCTGGACTAAAAAATACTATACATTATATATGTATTGATAAGCGCATAAAGAAAAATAATACTACTTATGTTGTTTTAGAAAATAATCAAGAAATATTACTTCCACATACTGTTAGTGCTGTTCCGGCATTAATGATAATTAATCAAAATTATAAAGTGCTGTTTGGAAATGATATTACTGAGTATTTGAAACCAGTGGAACAAGCAGTTACACAAAAAGCTACTAATTACAATGGAGAACCAAGCGCATTTAAATTTGATGGAATGTCGTGTGGTGTTGTGTCTGATAATTATAGTTTTTTAGACCAAAATAGTGACGAATTATCTGCCAAAGGAAGCGGTGGACTAAGACAATTATATAGTTATGCTACTATAGAACATTCTGATAGTATAGAAACACCACCCGATGATTATGTTCCTGATAAAGTAGGCGAAGTAAATATCAAAAATTTAGAGCAACAACGCAACTCCATTAATTAGATTGCTTCTTTTCAAGTTATTTTAGTAATTATTTTCTTTAACTTCTTTTTCTTAGTTTTGGGCCACTTGCTTTGTACTTCTCACCAAACATTCTAGAAAATGCTTGATCTATACCTGCTATAGTAACTTCTTTTGCTGCCTGCTCTTCCTCTTTTTTTATTTTCTTTTGCGCCTTTTCTTGTTCTTGTTTTGCCTTCTTTTGTGCTTTTTCTTCTTCCTTTAGTTGCTTAGCTAATGCTTTTTGTTCTGCCTTTTTAATTTGGCCAGGAGTCGGACCTTCTCTCTTAGCCCTAGATTTACCATGGACTGTTACGCCTATAGATGGTGCTTGTGCTTGTTGTTGACGTGAAAAAATAGATAGTGCATTTTCCAAAGCTCCTTTTGTGTAATCATTTGCTACAGCCCGAATGGCCTCTGTGTCATCATCTTTCATCTTAGGCGACTTCTTCTTTCTAGTAGCTTGTGAATTAACTGGATTAACTACAAGTGTAACAACTCCACCTTTTTTAGTACGTCTTCTATATTTTTTATGTTTTCTTTTAGCACTTTTTTTGTTTATATAGGCCATTATATATAACTAAATATAATAAATAATATAAATTATATTTATTATATAATAAATCATATTATTTATTATATAATTTAGATTAGCGTTAATATAGCACTATTATATAATGGATAAACGCATATATTTATTTATTCCATTAATTGCCGTAAATGGAATAGCTTTCTTTTATCCAATATCTAAGGAGAGCGGTCAAGAGCTGTGGTTTAGGCCTCCGCCATATGTTTTTGCTATTGTTTGGCCTATATTATTGTTATTACTTGGTTATTCGTGGTATTTAAGACCAAAGTTAGTGTTTTTTTACGCATATTTGACAATCCTTCTTTCTACTTGGGCTATGTTATGGGATTATAATAAATTTTATGCTTTTATTAATATTGTATGTACATTAATTAGCACTCTTTTATTAATAGCGTATAAATATAGTAAACTATCTTCCATTTTATTAGTTCCTCTCTTATTATGGTTGTCTTTTGCTAGTGTTCTTAATTTTTATAGCATATAAAACTTTGTTTAAACTTTTTATAGTGTCTTGTTTATTTTAAATTAACAATTAACAATTAACAATTTCAAGTTTATAATTAATAACTAATTTTTTATTTAAAGTTATAATAGTACATTTAGTAATAATGACTACTATTAGTACTAATGAAGCAATTACACTACTTAATTTTTATAAAATTATTAAAGACCTAATAAATGATTTATATACTAGTTTTGGTGACAAAATTAGCGCTAAAATAGCAAATAATTGTGACTATCAAATTATTATTAATTATAAACTACCTAATTATAGCGATGACATTAATGTTGATGAATATGTTAACTCTATTGATTTAAGCACCGTTGCTCCATATTTCTTTAACTCACTTAATATTATATATGAATATTGTAAAGGAACATTTGCCCTAAGAAGTATTGATATTTTATATCAAAATGAAGACATATTTTTAAATAAGTCTAATGTAGAAAATAGTGACACATTAATTAATACGGTTTTTTTACCAGATATTGATTTTGCTGACTTATATTATGATGATACAAGCACTAAAACTAAACAAACATTATGGAAGTATTTACAAGTAATTTTATTTAATATTATTACTTCAATTGATGATGTATCTTTTTTTGGTAATTCATTAGAATTACTTAAAATTATTGACAGTAACAAATTTTCATCTAAACTAGAAAGCACTATTGACGAACTATCTAAAATGTTTTCATTTAAAGAAAAGAAAGAACGCAAAAGTGCTAACAAAGATAAAAATAAAGATGCTAATGACGGAGACGACGAAAAAGATGATGATGATGATGATGATGATGATGAAGACGATGATGAAGATGATGATGAAGACGAAGAGGATAGTAATAAAGATTACAAAAAAACATCTATGTTTCCTAACATAGACATAACCAAAATGTTTGACATTTCTATTAACAATACGGGTAATATGGGTAATATGGGTATGGGTAATATGAGTGGATTATTTGATGAAATGCTAAATGATTTATCATCTAATTTTAATAACGCAAATACTAAAGAACAAACAGAAACAAATAATGATTATGCTATTCCAGATAAAGATGAATTGTTTTCACACATAAATAAATTAATAAATGGAAAAATAGGTTCTTTAGCAAAAGAAATTGCCGAAGAAACGACAAAAGACATTGATATGGAAGCTATAGGCAATATTAATGACGTCAATGATGTATTAAAAGGATTTATGAAAGATCCTTCTAAATTATTAGGGCTTATTAACAATATTAATAATAAAATTTCTAGCAAAATGAAGGATGGATCATTAAAAGAAAGCGAGCTTTTAGAAGAGGCTGCTAGTATATTTAAGAATATGAAAAATATGCCAGGTATGGATAATTTTAGCGATATTTTAAAGTCTATGAATCTAGATAAAATGATGCCAAAAGGTGGCAAAATTAATCCAAATGCTTTCCAAAATATGATGGAACAAAATGTTAAAATGTCTAAAATGAGAGAACGTATGAAGAAAAAAGCGGAATCAGGTGCTCCAAAACCAACATATAGCACTAGCCAAAATGCCGAATCAAAAACGGCTTCCCATAATGTCAAGTTAGACGATTTAACTGCCAATCTCTCTTCCTTAATGAAAGATATGGATAATAATACAAGTTTTATTGATTCACTGCTTAAAAATCAAGCAGCTCATTCTAATCAGTCTACTCCAAGAGGTAATGACACAAACTCTAAACGAAGAGAAAACAATAAGAAAAAAGTAAATAGAAAAAAGTAAATAGAAAAAAGTAAATATAAAATTAATATAGTAAAATAATTATAACATTAATATAATATAATATGACTTATAATACTATAGAACCAATTGTATCAAAAAATGAAGGTCAACTAAAAGATAAAGAAATGGAAACAGAAACAGAAACAGAACCAGAACCAGAAACTAAAGAAGAGAGAAAATATAGAAAACATGCCAATGATTATGTTAGCACCACCATTTGGTATGAAAATCCAGCGCTATTATTTAGTAGCAATTCAATAACAGAATTGTATCCAAAAGAAAATATGAGTCAAGAACAAAAAATAAATGCTATAACACGAGTAATACTATTGTTAACAGTATTAGGATTTGTATTTCTAAATAATACAAATATATTAATTAGTGGATTAATTGCTATAGGTATACTGATTTTTTTATATAATATAATAAAAAAACGAAATGTTAGCAATAAAATGAGAGAAACATTTTCTAATAGTGATGCATATGATCAAGTAAAACATAATTTTACTAATCCAACACAAGTAAATCCAACAATGAATGTTTTGTTACCTGAAATTCAAGATAACCCAAATAGACTTGATGCAGCTCCCTCATATAAAAAACCTGTGGTTGATAAGATTAATGAAGAAACAAAAAAATTTATTTTAAGTAATTTTGATAATCCACAAAATATTAGGGAAAAATTATTTAATAGTGGAGCAAATGAATTTGATAGTAACAACTTTGATTTTGAACAATCAATGCGACAATTTTATACAACCGCAAATACTAAAATTCCAAATAATCAAGAAGCATTTGCCAAATTTTGTTATGGAAATATGGCCTCATGTAGAGACGGAGATGTTGAAATGTGTTCTAGAAATATTCCTAGACATATTATGTCATAATAATTTATTTCTTATTTCTTATTTTTACTTTTATTTACTTTTATTTACTTTTATTTACTTTTATTTAATAAAAATATTATATTAATTTAATATATTAAATTAATATATAATGACTACTACTGCTTATCCATATTCATTTGATGCAATGTCAAGAATTGGTAATGATAATCCAGCAATAGACCAGCGAAATATTCAAAACATTAATAATGCCAACTACAATTTAGAAAATTACTATCCAGCTTGTCCTATGTCAAAAGCGCAAGATTTTGCCTTAAACCAGCCAAATGTATTTTATAATGGTTCGCATGAAGGTGGTATTAAAGGATGCGCTATTGAGGCAAATAACGAGTTAAAATATACACACATTACTCGTCCCGCTTGTAAACTAACTTTAAATCCACGTCCTTTTTTAACTGTTCCATATTTAGGTAAAGGTTTAGGCGATATTGAGACCGAATTTCAATTAAAAACAGGGCAAAATGACCTTAATAAAAAGACTATTAATAATACTATGGAGCAATGCTTTAATGATAATGCGAATTATCCGTTGCTTGATAATGTAAAGCAAACACTAAACAATAGCGCATATGTTATAGAAGACGACGCACTAAAAGGATGGCAGCGTGGTGGTATGAGCGCACGCGAATTTGCTCGTAGTCAAGATACTAAAAAATAGAAATTTTAAAAAAAGAGAAACGAAAATATGAAAAAAATTATTAGTATTACTTACTAAATAAGTAATATTAATTTAAAGAAAAAAGAGAAAAGTATTACATTAATGGTGACGCTTAGTATATTGTTTTTTATACTTTTTGCTTAGTTTAGCATGTTTTCTATGTGCATGTTTTGTTTGCTTTGCTTGTTCTCTTTGTTCTCTTTGTTTAGACTTTCTCTTTTTTATAGACTGTCTTAGCTTTCTTAGTTTTCTGAATTTTATTCCACTGGCCAAATTAGACCGTTGTGGTTGAACACCTTCAACCCAAAGTCTAGCTTCATAGTTGTTAATATATCTGTACATTTTTTCCTCATACTTGCGCATTTTTGCTATACGTTCTTTATCAGGAAGTAATGTACAAGGATATATAGGAACTCTTGTAAAAGGGTCTAATGGTTGTGAACGCTGGTCTTGCATTGAAATTGCTCGTAATATATTTGATCTTTCATATGTATTTTCATGTTGAGCAAATGCCTCTCTAACAGGGTCCACCATAAATTCAGAAGTAAGAGGACATAACAATTCCTCAGGAATTTCTTCTTCTTCTTGCCCTTGTAATCTACGAACTTCATTGTATTTTTCATGTAACGCATAAAGTGTTTGTCTTCTTTCTCTTATTTCAGCCTCTGGAACAGCATTCATGCTAGCAGTTCGTAATTGATCCTGATTCCTAAATTGAGCCTGATTCCTTTCAGCAAGTGTTTGACCATATGTTCTAGCTGGTGCTGGTTGTTGAGTTGCATTAGAAGTAGAACTAGAACTATTTCTAGCTAGAATGGTTCTATATGTTCTTAGGTCATGCCTTGCTTCAATAATATTATAACGCGCTTCTAGTTCCGCGTTAATTACTTCTTCTGGTATACCGTCTTGTTCAAGTCTTGTTCTCAGATTATCAGCACGAACATTAGCATAATTTTCCAATATTGGATAAGTACTATGCAGAGCAGCTATTCTTCGTTCCTCTACATTAACTTGATTAGCCCAAAATGCATAGTCTGCTTCATGGTCTCCTGTGTGTCCTGGATGTATTTCTCGTCCTTCCAATTCACGAGTTGGAAGTATTGGTCCAAATTCGTCATGGTCGAGAACAACTACATTACGAACTCCTATTCGACGTGGTGCTGGTGGTGCTGCACCAAAGTTTATATTTGGCAATCGTGCTTGCACTTCTCTTCGTAATCGGTTCATCTCAGGTCGTATTAGTGCTCCCTCTCTAAAAGAAAGCGCATCGGTCTGTAAGGCTTGTGCTTGTGCTGCTTGTGCTTGTGCTGCTTGTGCTTGTGCTTGTGCTTGTGCTTCTAATTCATTTTGTTGCCTTGCTGCCTCACGTGTAGCAATTGCCTGTTCTATAAGACTATCTTCATAAGCTTGGTCTGCTCTTGCTGGTCCTATATTAACAGGAACAATTTGTGTGCGTCGATTAAATCGCGGAAAAGGCATTTATATATTAAATAGAAAATAGTAAATGTTAAATAGCAAAGAAATAATGTTAAATAATACACTTAAATAAATAATAATAATTTAAATAAGTGTAGTTATTTTATACTATAAAATGACAAACAAAGGCAACACTAGTTTTTTTGATAATCTAAAAAATATGAATTATAAGTGTGACTTTTTATGCACATATAAATTATTAGAAAATGAAGAAAATGATTGCGCTAATTTGTGTTATCAAACACAACTATTACAAGCTTTAAATATGAAAAGTTATGATGATTTTATAATTACAAAAAACATTGAAGCACTATATTTCTTTTTAAAGGATAATAATGAAGTTGTTAGCTTACTGCTAGCGTTAAAAGAAAAATACAAAGCTAGTTCATTGGCTTTTTTTATTGAAAATGAGCTAGCATTGTTTCAATTATTATTTAGTTATGATTATTTTGATATTTTTCATAAATGTTTATCTAAATATATTATAACTAAAACGCAAACAACCGATTTAATTATTGACAAAAAATATTTTGACGAGATTTATAAGGTTATAAACGCTAAATAAATATTAGTCTTTGACTAATGTATTAGTCTTTTACATAGCTATTAGTACATAATTTTTTGATTATTTTTTCTTCATTATGTTCTTTATTATTTGCGATTGCTACCAATGTATGCGTATAATAATTTTGCTTTGACTCATTATTTTGAAAATCAGGATTTTCTTTTGTCCAATTACACAATGCGGAAAATTGCTTTGTTGACACTTCTTTTATTACATTTTTTATTTTATCTTTATTTACATCTTTTTCCCACTCATTATTTTCTTTTATATATAATATTTCCCGCTTTATATCAGTGCAATGTATTGGTCGCTGATATAAATCAAGTTTATTCATATTTTCTATTATTACATTGCTTAGTCCATTTACTAATCCATTTTGCTTTGTATAATCTAATTGAAGAAAACTCACTTCAATAGACCGAATAAAATCACGCATATTTATAGCATCTTTGCATTTTTCATTTAAAAATACTTGAATGTTAAACTTATGATTGTTTGTTGTTATTGTTGTATTACCCAATTTGGGTATTAGCTCTTTAATTGTATTTGTTAATTCTATAATTTGATCTTGCTGCTTCTTTACTACTTCAAATATTAGTTCATTTGTTAAATTTAATACATTTGAACTGTTATTTGAACTGTTATTTGAACTTAAATCTGTACTATTAGATGATGTTATAAAAGCACAGTTCTTTTTATGTGTATATAAACTTTGCCTATATTTATAATTTTTACCGCATTCACAAGTAAAAACTAATTTGGAACTTTTTTTGTCAAAATTATGCGATTGTGTAAGTATTTCGTGTTTGCGTGTCAATAAATGACGTTCGTATTGACTGCCTCGACTCGTATTATAGTCACAAATAATACAGCAATAATTTTTGGAACTTTTTTGGAACTTTTTTGGAAACATTTGTAAGTATAAAATACTTACAAAAAAAGTTCCTAAATTATTTTTATAATAATTCAAAAAAATTTATGGTAACACATTTTTTTTGTATATAAAATTTTTAAACCTTTATGGTCTAAAACCAAAAATTGACTTTTTTTAGACTATAAAAGGCAAAACATTGTAAAATAGGACATACAAAAATGTCCATTTTTCAAAAAAATTCTGAAAATATTTTTTGGAAATTATGCAGCCATTTTGTGAATATTTAATTTGTAATGATAAATGCTAATAAAATTAGAATCAAAGGTTTTTAAGGTAATACCACATTTTTAAAAAATAAAAATAAAAAGTAAAAATAAAAACAAAAACAAATTTTCGAAAAAATTTGGAAAAATTTGGAAAAAAAGTTGGCATAATTTGGCAAAATTTATTATAATATTTTACAATTATAATAAATTTTTTATTAGTGTAAGCTAGGTCTTTGATAATTATTATATACTAATGGATAAGGCATAATAGTTGATTGGGGTCTATCAAAAAATTCAATAAAGTCAAGACTTCTAATGCTGGGAACAACTATTTCACATACACTTTCTAAATTTGTTGAACCTATTCCTCGCAATTGCGACTCAATATCAATAGCATTATTTGCTAAAGCATCTCTTGAAATATGACTTGGAATGTAGCCTAATGCTGGAATACTATCGTTAATTGGTCTGCCGCTCGACGAATGTATATAAAATGTTTCATTTAAAATTTTTTCTTTATCAGATTTTTCTAAATTATAATTTAGCTGACTATTCTTATTTCTTGTAGAGGACATGATTATATATATTTAAATTTTATTATATTTTATTATATTTTATTATATTTTATTATATTTTAATTTTTATTAAAACAAAATAAAATATAATAGTTAGTCAATTTAATAATATTAGGGCGGTAGTGCTGAGATTTTTGTACTTCTAACTCTACCCGGTCTAGCCTTATCTGGCTGATCTAGTTTGGACGCCTCGAGTTCCTCTCTAGGTGATGTCAATGGGTTTTGATTCTTGGCAGGATTGGTGATTTTTATTATTTCTGTAGCAGCCTTGTTGATTGAATCACGAGAGGTGGCTGCGGCGGATGCGAGACGTTCGGCGGCGGCGGCGGCGTCTTCGGCAGTGGTGGTTGACCTGTTGATTTCTTCAGTTGCGCTGTCGATGATGGCGGGAGCGGCAAACTTATAGCTATTGAATAACGTCCGTACTATAGCTTTACAGAATATGGCGGCGTCATTGGCATATGAAACGCAGATTTTGATCTTCTCGACCCATTTGGTTGAGTTCGCAATATGGGTGTCAGCCTCTTGTGATAATCTGTTGGCCTCGGAGACGGCAGCAGTCTTTTCAGCACTGGTAATACTTACTTCATTAACCGTTTTCATGGTAGTGGTGGCGTCAGTGCTTAAGCCTTTGATAGTTACTTCTTGTGTGGTGAGGAGCTTTTTATAGATCTTGATGATGTTGTAGGCGGCTAAGGCGGTAAGATGGGCAGTGGCAGCAGCATCAGTGTAAGCCTCGAGGGTATCTTTCTCAGCATCGAGGATCTCAGCGGTGACGTCAGTGGTAAGGGCGGGCTCATTTGTGGGAAGGCTGGCGGCGGCGCGGGCGGCGGCGGCGGCCACGAGAGCATCTGAGGCGGAGGCGGTGGCGGTTCTGTAGTTGACCATGACCTGACCCATATTAAGTTCAGCGTCAGCGATTACAATAGATTGAGTTTTAGCGAGTGTACTGATTTTAGTTAGGGCCTCGCGTGCCTTGTTCTTGGCGATGAGGACAGTCTCTCTCTTACTTTTAGCTGTCGCGGCTTCTGAATTGATGGTCGCGGCAGCCTGTATGCCACGTGGTGTGGTAGAACGCGCTGTGGTGGGGGCAGGGGTGAGGCTATCGAGGTGTTCAGTAGCAGCCTTAACTAGGCCGCGAACTATCCTATTGTGTTCTGTAAAGACCGTTGTGGCTTTGGCCTCGGTATTGCTGACGGCGTTTGTGACATCGTCTGTTGCGGACTGGAGTTTTGTGGTGATGTTGGTAAAATCGATGGTCTCGATATCAGCTTTGAGGGCGGTGATGGCTTTGGTAGCAAATTCGCTCTGAGCATTGACTTTGACTTGGATGCGCGTGGCATCCTTGACTAATTCTTGGGCTAATTCCGCGGTGCTCACAGGAGGGGGGCGGGGCCAGATGGCTTTAATGGCGGTTGCGGCGGTGGCGTCGGCGTCTTTGATGGTACTAAAGGCGTGCACGATACCAGCGAGTGCACTAGCGATGATCTCAGCATCGCGAGCCTCAGCAATGGCGGCAGCGGTAGTGGCGGCGAGAGCGAGGGCGGCGGCCTTGGCGGCGAGGGCGGTGGTGGCTTCAGCGTCGGCAGCGACGGTGGCGTCGGCGTCGCCGGCAGCGGCGGCGGCGGCCTGGGCGGCGAGGGCGGCGCCAGCGGCGGCGGTATGGGCGGCGGCATTGCTTGTTACTTTTTTGGCTTCTTCGACAGCCGTTAAAGTAGATTTATAAACACTATCGGCAAAGCCTGTTATTTCGAGAGTATTAGATTTGTTGCCATTAGTAAACAGCAATACTTGTGAGGCCGCGTGCTTAGCTTGTTCGATGGCCGTGTCCGCCGCCGCGCGGACTTTTATGGCTGCATCTTTGGCGACGGCATCTGTTTTTTTAGCGTATTGGGCGGGATTGGTATGCACTTTCCGGCCAGTCCGCCTACGAAGCAGAGGCGTAGGCTTAGGGAGTTGTGTGCCGCTAGTGAAAGCAATGTAAGCAGTCTGAACAGCCTGGACGTGTTGTTCGGCTTCCTCAGTGTATCTAGACATACTATTTGCTAGCTGCTTGGCCTTCTCGGCGGCATCTTCAACGTTATTGACGGCTGACTCAAGTTGGCGAGGGAGCGTGGCCTTAAAGCTGTTAGTGGTAATAGCACTGATGTGAGTATTGATGGTGATGGCACGTGCGTTGGCAATCTCGAACTGCCTCTGGACTTCTAACACGGCGGCGTCCGCGGCCGCTTTGGCGACGGGAAAGTCGAAGGCGGAGGCGGCAAGGGCGGAGGCGGCGGTTTCGGGGATGGCGGAACCTGCGGGCGTGGGGGCGGGGGGGCTATGGGGATTGGGGATGGGGTCTCCGCGTTTGGCTTTACGTATGGCAATTTTAGCATCGTTGATTGCTTCGTTGATGATGGCAATATCGTCGGCGACACTAAGAACGGCTTGGGCGATCATATTGGCATCACTTGCATCATTGGCGGCCTTGATGGCTTTTTCGACGTCTAATTTGGCGGCGTCAACGTAAGTGCTTGCTTCGGTAACAGCACCCGTGGCGGACAAGTTATTTTTCATGGCGGCGGTGAGGGCGGCGGTGGCTTCGGAGTGGGCGGCGGCGACTTCATCGGCATCGGACTTGGCAGCATCGGCGTTGGACCTGGCTAATAGTGATTCAGGTTCGACCTTATTGGCATATGTTTTTGTCTGGTCAGCATTACCAGTGCCCTTGCTTCTAGCAAAGCTCAATACTTCTTTTGCTGCTAATTTAGCTTCCTCTATTGCTGTATTGGAATGTGTTGATGCAGATAAGGTCTTGGCTAAGACGTCTTGGGCTTTACTGCGAGCACGGTCCTTGGCGCCAAGGATGGTGGCGATATCAGCGATGGTAGTGGCTTGAAAGTCTGCGAGAGACTGCTTAGACTTTGTGTGATGTTGGTTGGCTGTTTTGGCTAGTTTATCGGCCTCGGTGGCGGCGTTGCGGACGTCTTCCGCAGCGGCATTGAGGTCAGTGGCGGCGTTGGGGTCAGCGGAGACGAAAGGTGCTGAAAGAGTCGACACAGCGGCGGCGGCGGCGGCGGCCTGTGCACTGGCGACGTCTTTCTTAGTATTGGCCCTAGCAACGGCATCTTGAATATCATTGATGTTGGTGCCGGACTGGGCAGCATCGGCGGCTTCAGCGGCAGTCTTGACAGCACCATTGATGATGTCAATCTTGCTGGCGATGGTGAGGGCGGCTGTGACGATGGATTTGGCGTCATAGGCAGCCTTTTTGTCTGTGTTAGTGAGGGAGGTAGCAGTTTTGATCTTCATCTCTGCAGCTTTTATCTTGGCTAAGGCAGCGTTTATCTTATCGGCAAATACGGGGTCGGCGGCGAAGGCGGTGGTGACGGAGGTGGGGAGGGTAAGTTTGGAGTGGGCCTCGAGGTCGGCGGCGGTGATGTTTGCGGCGGCGACGGCGGTCTCGACCTTGGTGGCGGCGGCGGCGGCGAGGGCGGCGGCTCTTGTGGCGGCGGTGGCATGTTGTTTTAACAGTTTATCATCATGGGCGCCACCACGCCTAGCAATGTCCAATACTTCTATTGCTGCCAATTTAGCTACCGCTACTGCATTACTGGATTCTATATTGGTATTAAGGGAATTATGTGTTGCTTCATCGGCGCGTGAATCGAGAGTATTGGCAATCTTTTCCATAAATTTGAGCTCGGCGTCAACTTCGGCGGCGTCGGCAGCGGCTGCGGAGGCGGTGGCGGCGGCAACTCTGGCGGCGGCATTTTTAGCCTGATACTTCTTATGCAAATCCAACACCGTACTCGTTAGCCGGGATAATGCACCAAGCAGAATCACTGGTATTCCCATTCCCACCGTTTTAATAGTAGTTAACGAAGGCAGAACCGTTTTAACAGTAGTTAACATTCCGGCCATTGTTTTGTCTAACGATGTTATAGACGAAGTGCTGGGGGCACCCAGATAATAGTTACCTTCATAAATTTCACTTTCTAATTGTAATCTATGCTTTAAATTAGTGTTATGCCCTTCAACGGTGGTGCTAATAGTTTTTAATGCTAAAATAATAATCATATATTTTTCTTGATTTATCAATCTATATAATTTACTTTTTTCTTCATCATACTTTGATACACTACTATTAGTGCCTGTACTAGTTTCACTGTTATTAGTTATAGTAGTAGTTATAAATGTATTTTGTTGTTTTATAAGGTCTTCTTTTGCTCTCTTTATTTTTCCCAATTCAAAGCCTTCAAATAGATCACCTTCAAGGTTATGTGCCATTAAGTCGGATAAATTAGCTATAAGTTTATTATTTTTTTCACGCCTGGCAAGTTTGTTCTGTTTTTCCTCAGGAGTTAAATTCTTGTCTTCATCTTCTTCTATGCTTTCAGACTGTTTATTTATAACTTTTAACATTTCTCCTAGAGTAACATTAAATGACATAGAACTTTTTTCAGATGACGTATCAAGTATTTGTTTATATAAATGTTCATTTAACGGGTCTTCAAATGTATTATAATAGGCATAATATAATATAAAAGTTAAAAGTTTTAAAGTGTTTTTTTTATTATCATCGTCATGATCATCATAATCTTCAGAATCTGTACTATCTTTTGATGGTTCGTTCTTGGTAACAGTTATTATTAATACTCCCATAATAAAATTATTTTATAATTAAAATATAAAATAATTTAATAATAAAAATATATAATATTATTATATTAAAAATATAAAATAGTTATGGCAACTCCAACTACAAGTATAAGAACAGCAAATAAAAATGAGTGGTTAGAGTTTATCAGTTTTTCTGAGCGTGCATTAGGTCAATCAGACCCAACTTTATTACGTATAAAGCAAGCAAGTATAGCCAATGATGGAACTAAGTCTATAG